CTTTTTTTGCAAATGGATGATGCGCCAAAAATGGCCGGGAGGACCGGAGTCGAAAATACCTTGAGGTTGCGAAAAAGGTATTCAGTCCTCCCGCTGTGGCTGGACGCCCAGATCGGTCACCAGGACAAGCCAGCGGAAAAAGGGCGCAAAAGACCACCGTACACATCGAGGTGCCCGTATCCGGGCGTCTGGGATATCTTACCACCTCTGGTGCTTGGGTGCATTATTCTTTCTCGAGAATAATCATGACGCAAAGGAAAGGCCCCCGAAGGATCAACTCCTCCGAGGGCCACCGTGTCTGCAAGGATCGCAGTCTAGTTCCCGGTCGACCGTATCCCCACGGGAGAAATGATAACACCGACCGATGTGAATGTCATTATTCTCGAGAAAGAATAATAGAGCACGGAGTGACGGTGATGGGGCGATGGTAAAATGAACTTACCAATTGGAGGCGGGAACTCCTCCATGGCGACCATAGAGTCCGTGCCCGGTCGGCGTAAAAGAGGCCATTGAGTCTGAATAACCGAGGATTGAAGTTCCCCACGGAATGAACCCGTTCATGTACGCATGGACATAAAGCGAAAGCCGAGGCTAAGCCGTGGGGATGCCGATGGGGTCCATGATCTCAAGGCGCGCCTAATCGCCGGGCGCGCACGGGGAGCCCTTCCCCGCAGGCAGAACGGGAGGGCGGATACCGGTCATGGACAGACCTTAACCTTATGTTCCTTGGAGGACGTGGTAGCAAGGCAGCATAGCAAAGCTGAATAAGGGGATTACGTACCATAGGCGGAGCTATGCCTGTTGACCATGATGATCTCAGTAAGACGTGCAGCAGAATCCGCGACAGCGGATTTGCAGTCACCGTTTGAGGTCACGGGGGATCGGGCAACAAGTATGGTTAGATGGCGGCGGATGGTGGGGTAGCGATCTCAGTTACCCTTCCCCGCCATCTATACAAGCATTTGAAATTAGATAAACAAAGATAAATAAGACAAATTAGATAAATAGGAAAAATAGGAAAAACTTGATAGGCCGTGGAGGGTCGGGAAACCCTGGCCGCTTGGAAGGGTTCGTCCGTCCGGTTTTCCTGCGAACGTGGTATCCAGGGTTCTTATGAGAGCTGGAAAAATTAGCGCGGGTAGATATAAAGAAAACAAAGAATCCTAATAATCCTAATATATACCAACCCCCTATATCCCTGGTTTCTTAGATAAATGTGTGTATTTTGTGATGGATAAACTGGTTATCTGGTGTGGCTGAACAGACAACAGCCCTGATAACCAAGCAACCAAACAATCAAGTGTGTAAATTACGCAAGATAAATCCTAATGAAAGGAGATCAAAATGATCAGCATCAAACCAGAGGATCTGAACACCATGTCACCTCAGGCGATGATCGCCTACAAGTTCATGGTCAAAGCAGATCGTGAAGACCCTATCAACATTGCAATGGCAGAGGTCGTCAAGGAGCAAGCTCGTACCGAAAAAATCGATAACGATCGCAAAGCTAATCCTGATGACAAGTCAGAACGTTTAGCAACAGCATTTGCAAACCTGGCCAAAGGCATCTATGGCGTCAGCTATCCAGAGCTAGACGAGGAAGCTCAAAAGCACGTCAATGAGCTGGCTCAGCTGTGCATCTAGAAACCAGGGCGGTCGGATCTTCGGATCCGGCCGTCAGGGTTATTTTTTTCACGCGATGCAGCCCATGGCTGTCGGTGTGCGGACAACCGGCCCTAGCCGGTTGCGGCTTGTCCGAGATCGCAGGCGTACAGCTGTTAATGGGCGCGCTTTGGTCATCGCGTGTGCAAAATCATTTGTTTTCTTTATCCGGTGCATCCGGAAGAACGGAGTGAATCATGAAAGACAAGTTCGCCAATCGCATCATCAACCGTGAGGACAGCATCACGCACATCAACATCATGATGGACTTCACGTGTGCCATTGCGTCCCTCAAGTCTGCGTGCATCATGGACAATCGTCCTGACCAGTTCAATGAGCTGTCGAAGATCGAGATCTCACTCGATCCTGATTACGCTCAACGCTTGCTCGATATGCAGATCGGTATGCGTCGCGTAGTCATCGATAGGTCTAGGTTCCTGTGCATCTTGCACGGTGAGGACGTCTCTGTGTCCACGCTTTGCAAAGTACAGAAGTCAATGAAATGCTGGGAAGAAGCAATGTCCGAGATGTTCGTCGACGAGTTCTCCGAGTGGACAGTTGAACATCCTAACAATCAGATTGGAGCATAACCAAATGAATGATATCGATAAGACTGCAAAGCTGGCGCAGTACCACAGCCACAAGAACGTTGGCATGGCTGGCTATGAGTCCTATATAGACCAGCAATATCCTGAGCTGATCTCACCGAAGCACGCCATACGGATGGATGAGCTTCCGTTATCTGTCAGGCTCAAGCATATGACAGTCTCAGAGATCGTGAAGCTCGTGCTCAAGGCATTGGTCAAGTTCGCCCTCGGAATCATCGTGATCGAAGGCATCGGCATTGTCCTATTCCTGCTGCAAGACATCAGCAGGTATGGCCTGTTCGGTTAACAACCATAAGGGAGGCGAGTTCGTCCCGCCTCCCTGTTTCTATGAACGGAGAGAGATGAAGAAAGTCAGACTCATTGCCTCGAAGATCAACGTAGAGATCGAGGCCGACATGATTGTTCTATATACCGTCGAAGGCGATGATAGCGAAGGCGCCGTAATACCTTTGTCCTACGCCTCCATCGTAGACATCGATGACGGTACGTATCCGGACGACGGTTTAACATTTACCTTAGGCCTAATAGATGCACACAGACGTGCATATCTCGAGGAGCAGACTACTGCTAATCGACGTATCAGATTCCCTAGCGATCGAGACATCAGGTTTTCGTACTGTATCCATAAGACCATCGACAATATTATGAACAGCTATTTTGTCGATAATGACTTAGCCAAAACACTGGTGACGCTCCTGAATGTCATCGAGGATCTCAACTACGAGTACCTTAAAACACATGGTGAAGACACCAATGTGATCAAGAATATCAGCGAGACGGTAAACGCTGTGAAGAAGGCTAAGAGAATCGTCAACAAAGAGCTCAGAACGGAGAAAAGCGATGAACGTTAAACTCGTCTCATCAAGAATACAAGTGAACATCGAAGATGATTCGATCTACTTGTATGTTGCCGATGCAGCAATAGGCCATAGCGTCGTGATACCGATGTCCTATTGTGTAATCACAAATGTCGATGCAGGCTGTGGCGTAAGTGATGATGTTAGATTCACTTTGAATATGAAAGACAAGCTAAGCTATATCGATGATCTGCTCCAAGAATGTAGCGATCGATACATAAAGTTCGAAGGTTGTTTTCATAAGGTAGTCGGTAAGATTATAAGCTGCCGCTTTACTGATGAGATTCTAGCTAAAGCAATGATGAGATTCCTGTCGACTGTCGAGACTATCAACTACGAATATCTCGAATTGCACGATGACAATATCGTTGCGATTAAGGAGGTGAGTACAACAGTACGATTCGTAGAAAAAGCCAAGAAAATCATTGGCAAGATACTCGCTGAAGGGAAGATCGACTAGCTTACGCCAAGGTACTAAAGAACGGAGAGAAGAATGAAAACAAAAGACATCTACCATTTCTTGGAGATGATTGACAAAGACGGCGTGCGTGATCAGATCGTGCCGTGCTTCATGGGTTGTCCTGGTATCGGTAAGACCCATGAGATAGAGCGTTATGCAAAGGACCGAGGCAAGAAGGTAGTGCATATCATTGCCTCGCAGATCCTTCCGTCCGAGGTGTCCGGCATCACTATGCCTGACAAAGAGGCCGGCGGCATGACAGTCTATGATCACGTTCGTCTGTCGTCACTGAAGGACGGAGACATACTGTTCTTCGATGAGCTGCTCCAGGGTCAGCAGCAGGTTCTTTCTGCCTGCCTTACGTTGATCCAGGAGCGAAGGCTCATGAGTGATAAGCCTTTGCCTGATGTCATGATCGTGGCTGCTGCAAATCCATTGGCAAATCCGAACCAGTTACCTGCTGCTATCCGTGACAGGTTCCTATTCATCGGTATGGAGTTCGACTTTACCGAATGGAAACAGTACATGAAAGATAGCCAAGGCATCATCATTGAAGACAGTATGCGAAATGAGATCGATGCCTCTGATACCAATGTCGTAGGTTGGAATGCACAGACACCGAGAACAGTAACTAAGCTCTGCAAGTTCATCACGAACAACATTGATGATAATGATCTCGAGAGATTCCTGTTTGATGCAAACATCAACAGCAGACTTATCAAATCACTCATTATGTCTGCCAAGGGAGTATCGGCGAACAGCATGAGCAAGTTCACTGAGAAAGTTGAAGCAGTCATCAAGGGCATAAGCGATATAGAAGATGCGCACAACGATGTGCTCAACGAGATCAATAGGCTGGCGAATGGAGAAACGTCTAATACATCTACCCTCATGGACATGCTTATGAACATGGAAGAATGGGACGATGTTATCAAGCCGATGCTCGAGTCAATGAAGATCTAGAAGAAAGGACATGACAATGATTAACATGCACAGATTGAAGCTCGGCACTCTCAAGCTTCCCGAGGTGTATGTCTGCAAGAACCAGGAAGCCGTCGACACTTGTCGCACTTCCGGCATCCCGTACATCAAATGGTTCCATGGAACCGATACTGATCTGATCCTTTCCATCATGCTGCCTGCGTTGCAGAAGGCAATGCCTGGCGTTGATTGGTATAAGATGTGCCGCATTAAGGGTGGCAGGATCAGAGAAGTCACTGTCATCACTCCACCTCCAGTAGGATATGCCGTCGAGGAGGATAGCGAGTGGAACATCGACACTGAAAACATCACTAGTCTTGAACCAATGGACAGCGATGAGTTTGATCCTGTGGGACAAGATGTTGATGAGGACTTTGACGAGGTAGAGACTGACTCCTCGAATACTCTTCGCAGGTGCGGTGGTGATTCCTTGCAGCGACAGGAAGCAAACATCAGCATCGAAGACTTCCTAGGTGACAGTCTGTCCAAGGTTGATCCCGAGATCATCTCAGAGATGGGACTCATGCCTAAGTTCCTGGGTGAGATCGAGAACAACATCCGCTACAACATCATGCAGTCGTTGAAGTTCCGTGATTCTTACAACAAGAAGCTCGGATGTTGCGTCGGTAACTTCGATAGTGAACTGCCGTCGTCGAACCTACTGATCCTTGATGTCTCTGCATCGATTCCGTGGGGCGTGGCCGATACGCTTCTCAAGATGGTAGACACCATGAGGGAGCAAGCCAACGCTGACCTTATCGTACATGCTGGACGTAGCGTATGGTTTGCCAAAGGCGATAAGCTACCCTCGCCTAACAAGCTGCGCAGGATGTGTCCTCGTGGGCAAGAGGCCCAAGAGTTCAGCGAGATCATCAAGGAGCATGTCTGCGGTAGGAGCTTCGATAACGTTATCTCCTTCGGAGATTACGATGCACCCTGGTGCGGATATGACGAAGTGATCGAGCACTACGTCAAAGTGAACCCACCGAGCGTAGGCAAGCTCTGGTGCTATCACCTGTACGCAAAGGATCGCACTGGCTTTACTCAGTGGGTAGATATCTGCTCGCCCAACTGCGAAAAGGAATACAAGACTGGCTGGGCTAAGTGCATGAAGGAGTAACACATGGCAGAGGATCCGTGCCCTCCGAAAGGAGCATCGATCTATACCTGGATGTATCGTCAAGGATTGAAGGGTAGAAAGATCGAGAACGTAGTATCCGAGGTCTATGCCAATGGCCATTTCATCAGAGCTAAAGACGAACAGAACTTCTGGAACGGCGTGCATAACAGGCAGCTGTACCAAGGCTCTCAGTCTGCTCTTATGATACCGAGCGAACTCAGGTCGAAGACTATGCCGTATTCGGATTATCCGATTCATCCGTATCTCGACCAGCCTGAGATCGCAAACAGGTGGGTGCCGATGGATGAGAACATGCGACCGATGATCCGTTGGTCACTCGGTTGCATGAGCCTGTCCGATGCTCAGCATTTCTCTCGAGTCTTCCGAGGGAAAGTCATCAAGTCGAAATACGTATCAGAGAATCTCAAGGGAACTAAGCTCATTGCGATAGACGTAGACGGTGACCATGAGGGCGAGCTTGACATCGATGTCATCGAAGCTTTTGCTCCGCTCATGGACCTAACAGCGTCCTTCTATAAACGAGATATAGTGCTCGATCATGTGAGCCCTGATTCGTATGACCTTAGGCTCTTAGCTCTACCGACTAGCTATCATCTGATCTTCTCGGTAGATAGGTTGATCCCGACGATGCACTTTCCCGAGGCTCACATAGATATCGTGGGCAATACGGCGAACTCGCTACGCCATTGCAAGAACAAGATCTACAACGGTCTCAAGCCGTCGCCTATGACGGACGAGATATGGGATTACATGCTCGATTACATCGAGAGGAGAAAGGGATGAACCTACTCGATTTCATGAAGGCGATGGCTTACCAACGCCTGACTAAGTCCAAGTTCGGAGAGATCATGCATAGCGATGATTACTCCGAAGAGGAAAAGGAGAAGGCTCTTCAGGAGCTCGCAGCCGCAGGTGGCTACGAGCATCTCGACGAGTAAACGAAAGACTGATGAACGGAGAGAACAATGTCTTTCAAAGACGATATCTGGAAGCGTTTCCAGCAACTCGTGGAATCTGACATCGATGGCTGCATAACCGGAAGTCTATTCGGTGAGATCACCGACTTCGACAACTGGGATACCAAGCCTGACATCGATGTGTTCTGCTACAGCCGTGAGGCTCAGTGCTACGCGGTGGGCTACCTTATGAACAAGATGAATCTCGTGCCGAAGGGAGATCGCCCGGAGTTCACGGCCGGCGAGGAATCCAAGATTGGTTCCCTGCTCCATGGTGGATATGGTCGTGGCAAGCTGATCACCCTGAAGTTTGGCAGCGATGATGATGACGTGATCGTGAACGTCTCTACCAAGAATCATCGTGGCCAGCTGTGCAATACCGTCGGTGCGGTACTCGGCACGTTTGATATGAGCATCATCATGAAAGGCTACGACATCCAGTCCGGGAACTATCTGGATATGCGTGAGCAGCAGATAGTCCGAAAGGACATGGTCGATGTACTCGGTGTGTCAGAGTCTGATCCGATGACGGCAGTACCGAACCAGTTCCGCTATTACAACTATGCCACCTGGGAGGTCGCTCGTTACCTGCGTCAGTGGGAGCGCGTACTCAAGTACGCCAACCGAGGCTATGACATGCTGCCGCTTGCCAAGTTCTACAAGATGATGATCGACAAGACAATCGACAACGGCAAGATGTTCAAGACCGAGAACTACGGTCAGGCATACGACGCATTCGTCGAGGACTACTCGGCACTCGCATCTACAATCGACAATTGGATTAAGGAGCATGAGTAATGGATTCTGATAAGTTCTTTGAGAACTACTTCGCAGACCATGACTTCATGTGCAAAGGTTCCCGCAACTGTGATGCGGTCAACTTCTGCATTTGGGTCTGGATTAAGTACGGAGCTTGTGAGTATGACGAGTTCCGTCGGAACGTGGCCAACATGTTCCAGAAGAAGACTGCCGATAAGACGCTCTCGATTGATGAGACTCGTTATGATGCAGACTACTTCGATGATAAGATAGGAACCGTATTCAGCTACCTCCCCTCGTGGGGTCCTGATGGTAGTGAAGAGGATGCATTGAACTACGCATTCAACGACTAGAGAGAGGAAGATCTCATGAGTGTATTAGACTTTAACGGCGGTGGTTCCGGTAACTCCTGGAACTATCACAGCCCTGAGAAGGATGGCTATTCGCTGGTCCTCGATGGACAGGTAGTCGGAATTGACACGCCGATCGCGCACAACTTCTCGCAGGATGGCAAGCAAGGTGCTCCGAAGTTCTGGGATGACGGCAACCCTGTGCGCAACATCAAGCTCACCGTGGCTGATACTGCGGGCAACTGCTTCGACTGGACCTTCTCGATTTCCAAGAAGCGTCCGACCTCTGCGTTTAACCAGGTAATGCAGGCTATCCTTGCTGTCAATCCGAATGCCACTAGCATTGCGGACTGCATGGGTTACCACATCACGGTGACTACGCAGCAGCCGCCGCAGGGCTTTGGCTACTCGGCGTCCAACCCTCGTCCCTGGTCTGTCAAGATCGGCGAGAAGATGCCGCGAGTCGAAGGCTTCGGCTATGAAGTGACTGACTCTGCCGCATCCATGCAGCGCAATCAGCAGCAGGTTCAGCAGGAGTATCAGGCACAGCAGGCTGCTCGTCCGGCTCCCGCCATGCAGGCGCCAGTTCCGCAGCCAGCTATGCCGCAGCCGATGATGCCTCAGCAGCAGCCGATGATGACACCGCAGCAGCAAGCCGCCGTCATGCAGCAGCAGTTTCCCGGAGCAACAGTTCAGTATGCAGCGCCGGCTCAGAATCCTCCGATTGCGCAAGGAGCGCAAGTCCCTGTAGAAGTCTATGACGAGGACGTGCCATTCTAGAACAGACGTTCGTATATTAGACCAAGCCATAAGGAAAGGAACATACCATGGCTAAGATGTATCTCAAGTCCGATCTCAAGTTCGTCGATGGTTACCTGATCGACAATGACGACAACGTCGTCGCTCTCCCTGATAAGGTGGCCAAGCAGATCAATGACCTGGAGACCTGCATCCAGAAGCTGATGTATCTGGATGAGCAGCCCGAGCCGACGCCCGAGCGTAGTCTCGACGGCTTTAAGCGCAAGTCCATTCGCATGGTGCCGACTATCAAGGCTGACACTCCGACTCTCGATAAGAAGGTCGCTGAAGGTAAGAAGATCCTCAATGAGATCCGCGAGCTCGATAAATCCGAGAAGATCAACGATGTCATCTCTGACTTCGAGGATGCCTTCGAGTGGTTCAAGGTCAAGCGCTTCGTCGAGGGTTCCAATGTTGTCCGTGTCGATACTCTCGAGATCGGCAACATCCTCGACGTTGATCCAGAAGAGCTGATCAAGGAGATCGCTTCTTACCTGGACTAGCCTAGTTCCCAAGGCCGGGGATCGTAAGGTCCCCGGCTTACTAGGATAGCTATTTAAGAACGGAGATCTGATATGAAGAAGACCAATTTCTGCGATAAACGCAGTTGGTCGCATAACGTAGGTAAGCTCTGGTTAGCTGCAAGACGAGAGCATCTTACGGCATCAGAGGTGAAGAACCTCATCACCGATTACAAGAGAATCAAAGCCGGCAAGATCAAGTTGCACGACGCATTGCAATTCGCCAAGGTCTATGGCTCGAAGATGAACTGTGAGATCGATACTTCATCTTTTGGTTCGATGGCTAGAGGTCACATCATGGAGCCATATGCCATCGATGAATATAATGCGATCAACGGCACTGATTTCTATCCATGGGATGACAAGCTAATAGCACGAGGATGCTTGGCATTTTCTCCAGATGCCATGGATATCCCGCAGCTTCCTGGCACCAAGATGGTCGTCAATCTTGATGACGAACTTGTCGATAAGAATGGCGATGCCAATCCTGGCCCGAACGAGATCTTGGAGATCAAGAGCTACGAGGCAGGCCAGGCATTCCAAAGGCTCTCGATGATCGGACGTGATGAACCGCTTGAGGAGCGCTGGCAAATCGCTACAGCGATGGCTGTGTGCTACACCATCAAGACGGGAATCATCATGTTCTACTTGCCACAATGCGGCCTTGAGTTCTCGAAGCAATATGACAGAGCAGATCTTATCGATGAGATCGATACTGTCATGGAGATCGCAAGGATGTGGAACGACTACGTCGAGTACATGGATTGTCTTATGTCGTCTGAGACAAAAGACACAGCCATTTCAGAAGATCAGATCTACTCTGATTATCTCAAGGTAAACAATGCGTTAAGCATTTAACGAAAGGAGAGGCACAATGCCTAAGATTACTGACTTCGGTTTCGAGAAGATCGACGAACTTCCTACCAGGGAGAATGACTGGGAGAAGCTGCTCCAAGCATTCATGGAAGACGAAGCTGCTACTGCCATGATGAAGAAGTTCGATCTCAAAATCGCGAGCAACAAGGCGGCGTCCATCCGTAAGGCAGCTGACAAGCTGAACCTGAACGTCAAGGTTATCACCCGAGGCGATACCGTCTACGTCACAAAGTAGGTGCCGTATGACGTCTATCCAACCGATTGATAGTAACGGACGTATTTGCAAAGCAGAGCAAATCAACGAGATCGAAGAGTCTGTCATGGAACTGTCTGACGAACTCGCTAAGTCGAATGACGCACTCGATGATCTGGACTTCGCTCTTGATGTAGTGCAGGAGCGCCATTACTCCTACATGGCTAAAAGCAAAAAGGTTCGCAACAAGATGCGCAAGTTGTCGTCTGAACTGTAAGGAGAATGATGAAGATCATCATCACCAATCCTCACAACGGCAGACGCTGGAGGCTGAGGCCATACTCCAATGGCCTCTGCCTCGCCATTGACAAGTCGCCGTTGTCCAAGGTGAATCCGAAGAACGGAAAGCCAATCAAATCAGAGTTTGTTCCATGCGATAAGTATCCGTCGACATGGGATCAAGGACTTAAGACCATGCTTGATTTGATGATGAACGATTCTGAGGATGAGGCGGAGCTGGAGATCGAAGATCTAAAAGAAGCTCCTGCCATGCTAAAGGATGTATTTACCAAATGGCTGTCTGATGTAACAGTCGAGATCGAAAGGAACTAACATGTCCGAGAACGATAGCAAAAAGAATCGTAGCGAGACGATCGAGGACAACGTTCGCAAGGCATATGGTGACGAGAACGTTTCCAACGTTTTGTCCGGAACTCCTGATGAGCTCAAAGACAAGGTGGCAGCTCGTAACGAGGAAGTCATCAAAAAGGCCAAAGAAAACGACGCCAGCATCGCACGTATCTTGATCGAAGATGAAGATACTGATCTTGTGTTCCCGTTCAAGAATCACATCGTCATTGCATCCGATGGAGGCGTCGGAGTATACGGAGAGATCAAGCCGGCTGAACTCGCAGATCTCGTGAATAACATCATCAGGGGAGTTCTCATCAATCACGGAGTTGATCCTGATGATGAGCGTACGTTCAACATGAACGCTACGCTTATTCTCGAGCTGGCTGCTGCTGACTTCCTTGGCAACGACTCCACGCCGTACAAGATTCTCAAGCGTTTCACTCGTCTCATGGATGCTCTCGAAGAGCTTATCACCGAGTAATCATGCTGTCAGGGCCATGCCACCTTCGGGTGGTGTGGCCCTTTTTTTCTTGTAGTAATGGCGTTATCCTGCTATGGTCTCATTGTAGGCATACTGTCATGGGAAGGAGAACTGAATGGCAGGCTTTCTTAGCAAGGAAACAATTGCCCTAGAGGCCGATAGGTTGGGTATATCGCTCGAAGGACTTTCATGGCCAGAGCAACAGAAGGTAATCGCTGAAGCTAGGCGTGCAGAGAAAGAAAAGATGGCGGCGGAGGTGAAGCCTGAGCCGGAGCCTGAACCTGAGCGCGAGTCCACTGTCGTTGACGACGAACGCGAGAAGGAGATCGCTGAGCTGAAGCGTGAGCTGGCCGAGGCAAAGGAGCAAGCCAAGGCTGTTCCTCAGGTACCTGTAGTATGCGAGCTTGGCGTGAACGTCGTTGAGCCGACTATCGAGGACTACGACCGTGTCGTACTCATTGCTTCTCCTGAACAGAAGCCGACCCCGCAACAGCCTGGCAAATATTACGAGGAGGTCGGTACCCAGAAGATCACGACTGAGCGCAGCCTCGATGTCGGCAAGCTCAGCCCGTTTGGCCCGAACGAGAGCGGCACCAAGGTCGTCGATTATGACATCAAGGATACCGGTCGTCCGGTAAACGCCGAATCTACCATGCCGAAGTATAGCTGTCTGTTGACCTACAGGCCGACCAAGGACTTGTGTGCTGTCGCTGAGTTCCAGGGCCATAGGGGCTATCTGTGGACCCATCAGCGCCTTCCGAACGTGAAGGCTCTGCTTCAGCAGATGGGCGTGTATGAGGAGTTCCATGAGCTCTGGGATAAGAGGCATGGTGCGAAGTTCTACCTCGGTGGTTTGATCTGCGTAGACATCAGCTTTACTGACGAGACCATGCAGCGAATCGTGAAGGAGCTGCGCCGTCGCGCTAAGGCTGGCGAGGATGAAGTTCTCTAGCATGTTAAACCGGATAGTGAATTATCCGGGTGAGATAGCTTACAGATCGTCGTGGCCCGAGAATGTCTGGCTCTCGGTGGGTATGCACGGCAAGCAGCAATGCCTCTTGTATCACGACGACATATCCACATGGCCATATTCCGTGCAGCAGGCCGATCTATTCGCAAGTGATTGGAGGACAGAGGATGGCTAATTACATCGAGGGCGGTAAGCCCGATGTCGAGAAGGCTCTTTTAGTGGCGTTCGATACGCCGCCATACTTCGACTTCTATTCCACGATAGCCATGAAGTATAAGTCGTTCGAGTTCTCCGACGAGCTTACGGATACCGAGAGGATGTCGGAGTACGCGAAGATCTATCAGCAATTCAGGAAGTTCGTTGGTTCAAAGAAGGCGATGGTTATGGATAGGCGAGATAGCCTTGAGAGCCTTCGCGCCTGGTTTGAGGACCAGTTAGCCAAGTCCGATGTCTATCCATCCAATAGGGTTGATATGGTCTACAACAGCCTGAAAGTTGATTGGCTGCGTCAAGCCATAGGAATAATCGACATGCTCATGGAAGAGATAAACGGAGGTTATTGATGTATATCCCAGGTAAAGACGACGACGAAGCCCTCGACGGTATCGATCTCGAGGATCTCGAGACTGATGATGAAGACGTCGATTCCGATGACGAATCGTGGACCGAGGAGGACGACGAAGACGAAGACGACGAGGAGGAAGGCGAGGAGGAAGACAATGGGCCTGAGGATCTCGCTGCTGCTTTTAGGTGTGTGCAGGGCATGGACAAAAAGGATCCTGAGGACTCAGTGGGCGATAGAGGCGAAGATTCTGAAGAGGACTCCGATGACCAGGAGGGAGAAGAAAACCCCGAGGATGAAGACGGAGACGTTGACGACGATCGAGGATCTTCAGCTCTGCCTGGAGAAATTGATTACGCTGCTGTCAAACGAGGCCTAATCGAGAATCTCAACAAGTCTGCTATCGCCAAGGCAGCCAAGGAGTTCAGGGATGCTAATATCCGTGAGTTCCAGATGAAAGACTTGTATGAGCGTACCTCCGATGGACGTGTAATCTATCACAACCCAGATGATCCGAATCGCCCGTTCTCGTCTCGCATGGAGGCTCAGTCCTGGATTGATTCGTTTAACGGACAGGTAAGGAATGAACTCAAGCGCAGGGCCCTGGAGATCAGGAACGAGGATGCAGATTCTATTCTCCCGTCGCTCAGGCTCATGGACTTCGCTCCGTCCTATGATGCCATGGACGACGCTGTGCGTGAGATGTTCGACGATCTGATCGAAGGCTATGAGGTCCTGGATTCCAACGGCAATGTCATCGGATACAACTGTGACCTCGATAAGATGGCATCTAAGGCCGAGCGAATGGCTTCGCGCTTCTCCAAAGCCAAGCCGTCGAAGCGTCGCACGAAAGCAACGAAGCCTACCAATGAAGGAACTCGTCAGCCTTCTTTAGATATGAAGTCCCACGGCAGTGGGGGTAATGGTAAGATGAAGCGCGAACCTCAAACTCTTGAGGAAGCCATGCTACGACTTCGTCAGCAGAACAAGTAAGGGAGAAAGAAATGGATCAGATACAGCAGAAGATCGAAAAGATTTTTAATAGGCAGAAAGCCGGCCTCATCGCGCAGCTTGAGATCGCCAAGAATCATGCTCATTCATGGAGCACGCTGCTCAATATTAAGTCCCTGTATCACACTGTCACTGGTGAGGATCTCACTGATTTCGATAAGGTTCTCAAGGCAGCCGACGAGGTTGAGGCTATGTACGAGAGTACCCTCAACATTGTGAAGAACACGGGCTTTGGCACCATGGCTCTGGGTGATACCGACTGCGAGTTCAAGAATCCTATTGAGGAGGTCATCGAGTTCAACGATCCGAAGTCGTGGGAGGATGTATTCCATCAAGCGCTCTTGCACGATGCTGCTGCTGTTGCCGGCAGCGGTATCGAGCAGATTCGTGCTCGCCTTATCTCCGAGATGGAAAAAGATACACAGGGTTCTTGCGAGGCAAAGTGCGAGGGCTAATAGTCCAAGGGATCTAATAGATCTAGCTGGGGTCGAGGCGTAAGCCCCGGCCCCTTTTTTCTTAGGAGGCGTCATGGGAAAGCCCAGAGTATTTTATAAACCAACAGAAGTTTTGATCGTCGAAGACGGTCGAGTAAGAAAAGGATGGTACACGCAGGAATGCGTACCAGGCGGTGATGGATTCGCCTATGACGGCGAGTGTACGCCGATATTCGATAGCGTCGATGATCTTGTCGGTTGGCTTGCCGACAATGCAGGCTCGATGCCGATGGCCGGGGTGGAATAGATGGCGGAGCTAGTTACCGTTCCAAAGTATTACAGGCCGAGGCCATATCAGCAGGCTTGCTGGATGCGCAGGAGGACTGGCCAGGATAACTTCTATTTCAAGATCTGGGGCCGACAGCTCGGCAAGGATACCGATGACATCGAGAATGCGCTCGATTACTCATGGCGTCATCCTGGTACGAGGACCGCATACATCGGCCTCGATAACAAATGGGTAAACGAGAACATCTTCAACAAGTACATCGATGGCAGAAGGTTCTGGGACGACTTCCCTCAAGAGCATATCGTGGTGAAAGACACTGCGAAGGAAGTCACGTTTGCCAACCACCCAGAAGACAAAGCCGAAGCGCGCATCAAGTTCATCGGTTTCCAGAACGATGCAGCGCTTATCGGTTCTTCCTATGATCGCTTTGTGATATCGGAAGCCAGTCTGTATGGACCGAATGCTTTCCAATTCATCGAGCCGATCTGGGAGAACAAGCTTGCTAACGGTGAGGACCTAGCCGTCTATATGAACGGTACGCCTCGTGGTATGAACAACGTGTATACGAAGATGATCCAGAACTACACCGGTGTCATGGATCCAGTAGATTTCCCTGGACCGCACAATGTACGTGGGCGTTATCGATCGTATGTGGACGTTGTCACCATCGAGGATGCCATGCGATGGGACGAGGAGAAGCACGAATGGGTACGCCTATACACGCAGGATGATATCGATGCCATTCATGACAAGTACATCAGGCAGGGCTTGGAAGAACTGTTTTGGCAAGAGTTCTATTGCAAGTTCTCGACCGTCAACTCGGGCCTGGTGTACAGAGGCATCGAGAAGCTGCGTGACGAAGGACGCTATTGTCGTTTCAACATCAATGACCGTGAGCCGGTCTATGTTGCATTCGATATCTCCTCGAAGGGCAAGATGACCGACGCTACAGCCGGTATCGTGTTCCAGTTCATCGGTGGCCGCATGATGATCTGCGATTATATCGAGGAGCGTGGCCAGTCTCTCGCGCAGGTCGTAGCTACACTGGCTCATGCTGAATGGTGGAAATATGTCAGAGTTGGCTTCTTGCCCTGGGACTCTGAGAGATCTGCATCCTCTGAGACACCGCTTGAGGAAGTGACACGCATGTTCCCATCGGTCAATTGGCACGCCTTGGATAAGGAGCGTATTGACCGAGGTATCAACCTGGTACGCGAGCTCATGCCAAACATGTGGATCAATTCCGACAAGTGCTCGAGGCTCAACGAAGCATTCGATGCTTATGAGTACAAGCGTCTCGAGAAGCAGGATGACTGGTCTGCTTTGCCCATCCATAACTGGGCGAGCCATGGCATGGACGCACTAAGGTATGCCGCCATGGGTATTCGTGAGATGGATTACCTGAACATCAACTCGACTGGTCGCCCGATAGAGATACCGACTAACTACGAGTTCTTCGGTGAGTCGAATGATAGGCAGCCGTCGAAGCCGATAACCTACATGACTGAAAAGGAAAGGAAGGAGTTCCTTCATGGAAATGGAACAAATACCTACGGATGGTTTTGATCTCCTTAAGAAGCGAGAGAAGCAAGTCCTCTCTCATGATCCTAAAAGGATGATAGTAGGCCATGCGGAATCATTCCTGGCTGAGCCTGGTCTCTGGGAGAACTATGAAGACGAGGCGCTTGCTAAAGCCGAGACCATGCTGAGGGACTGGATAACAAAGATGTCCGAGGTTCCAGGCTGGAAGCGGGTTATCAAGCGCCGCAAGTATACGTTCTCCATGCTGTTCAAGATGGTCACCGGCGATGACTACGATCAGAAGAAACACGCCAAGGAAATACGCATGTGGACCAACCTGTTCCGCTACTACTCCTCTCGCGTGCAGAAGGGAGGTTCGATTAACGGCAGGACCTATAGCAAGACTATCTATACGATCTCGCCTAAGAGACTTAATCGTCCTCCTTATTCTGTAAGACTCAGGATACCCTGGATGGCCGAGCATGGCATGAGGCCCGACGAGAGGACCATGCACTGCCATGAGACCGATGTGCTCCTTCCAGGACACGCTAGGAATCCTAATACCGATGCAAATATGAAGCGCAGGAGCGAGGAGGCGAAGCGTCGTTACAATGAGCGATACAAAGACCGGAAACACTGAGATCATCAAGCCGAAAGCTATGCCGACGTCCGAGTCTATGGACGACTACATAGCTAACGTTTCTCTGTTCCGGACGATCGGGCAAGTCGTAGCTGGCCGTGATACGGCTGGAACGACGAAGACCTTTTTCGTCATGAACCTGTTCTTCAGCGCTGTGTTCGACATGGACATCTCTCTGATCTCCGAGATCGTAAAGCGCATCGATGGTACTGCACCCGAGAAGGGGGGTACAGATGGATGCAGTTCTATCTTCTCGGATGCACTCAACGATGTGCTAAACTATGAGGACGCCAAGCGCCTGACGATATTTCCCGATGATCCGGCGATCATAGCTCTCGCGAAGGCTACCGTGTGCATAGCGAACAGCGATCCCGGCATGAACATGCAAGCGAGGAAAGATAGGCAGAAGGCGGTACAGATGATACTCGACCGCACCGAGGGTCGTCGCAATGAGCCGGCGAAACCAACCGTGGCGATCGAGTACAAGGAGCCGGATTGGATGTCCTTGCCGAACGGAGAGAACAATGAAGGAAAAGATAAGTGTTGACGTGGCCATGCGTCGTATCCAGGAAGTCGTCGCGAAAGAGACGCCGATACCCGTGAAGATCAAAAGCGGGAAAGGCCTATTCGAAGACACCTGCTATGCCGCTTGCCCGACTTGCGGGTTCCAGGCAGATCCGTCTTGGAGCTATTGCCCTAAGTGCGGGCAGGCGATCTCGTGGTAAGGGATATTATTGCGATGATCATACTGGTCATCATCGCTGTAGTGGTAATCCCATTCGCCATTGTTGGCCTATCAGTATTGCTGTCATGCGTATTGTGAACCAGATGGATAGGAGTTTCCTTGGGCACCAACTACTACATCAGGAAAGTTAAGCCGATCGAAGTGAGGCCTGAGTTCCACATCGGAAAGAGAAGCTGTGGATGGAAACCTCTGTTCGAGTCATATCATTCTGATGCGCCGTATGGATATAACGTCTGTGTCAACCGACCGTATATCGACAGGGTGTCTGATATTAAAGCACTAGTCGAATCCGGTGAGTGGGAGATTATCGACGAATACGACAATGCTGTTACCTATGATCAGTTCATTGACCACATGGACACCGATTACGATATCGAGACTGAGCGAAAGAGCCATCTTGGAATCGGTATCGGTGCGCATCGTGGAGTTGATGGGCGCGAGTATACCGATAAGGAGTTTAGCTGATGAGCGTGATGGACAACATGCTTCGTACGTATTGCGAAAACTGTAAGTTCAACAATCCAGGTAGGAAGAGCGATTGCATGATCAAGAAGGTCATGGTCTATGACGTACCATGTGCAACGCAGTTCCATACATGGTGCGAGGGACAGACGCTTGGTGGTAACTGCAAGCAAAGGAAGCCGAAATAATGGGACCTATGATGAACAGGATATACACGCTTCTTCTCCTGGGAGTTCTCCTTGTAATCGCGATCTGCACGAGTGATAAGGGAGAGCCGCGATGACACCTAACCATTACATCGGAACCGGTGGTATCCAGGTGAAGGACGTGATGAAGGCATTCATGTCGCCTGAGAGGTACGCCGGCTTCTGTCAGGGAAACATCATCAAGTACATCCTGAGGTACAAGAAGAAGAATGGCCTTATCGATCTCGAGAAGTGCCACGATTATCTAGACGAGCTTATCGACACCGAGAAGAAAATTGGAGAGAACTATGGGACGCAACGGAATCGGAGCGGTTACATGGCCGGCGGTAGTAACATTCAAGGACGTCAACGTCGATAAGGAACAGGCGATGAAGATCGTCGAGGAGGCATGTGAGGTATATTCCGCCTTCGAGAGGTATCGCCTGGCGAAAGATGCTATCAGCTATCTTGAAATGGAGCAGGCCAAGATGGACATGATTGAGGAGATCTCCGACGTCATGCAGGCCTGTTCTAACATGCTCGCAGCGCTTGGCGTGTCTGACATGCGCGACGAGATGCGTAAGTGTGCAGATCGCAACAAGGCCAGGGGGCGTATGTAGATGGCGGTGAATAGCCGTCGTAAGGGGAAGGAGGGTGAGCTCGAGCTTGCCCGCATCTTGCGCACCTATGGCTTCGATACTCGTCGTGGCCAGCAGTTCAAAGGCGGCGGAGATTCTCCAGACGTCATGGGTCTGCCCGGTGTGCATATAGAATGCAAGCGCGTTCAGAGTCTGAATATCGAGAAAGCTATGGTGCAGAGTCGCACTGATGCCGAGGGAACTGAAGATGTTCCGGTCGTCATGCACCGCAGAGATCGCGAGAAGTGGAAAGTCACCATAGATCTCGATGAGTTCATGAAGATGTATATCGCCGCAACAGATGCAAATATTCCAAGATTTCCAACTTGTACTCTTAACAAAAAATCGGATATAGGCTAAGATCTATTCGAATGTGGTCTTCCCGACATCATTCCCCTGAGAAACCCGTCTGCTCTTTACTCTCTGTTCAGCAGGCGGGTTTTTCATGTATAATGGCGATCAAAGTTGCTCGTCAGTTTATAGGAGACAGGGGCTGCAACCCTGGGCTGACGAGAGCGCAACAAACCTGAGCTACGGCAAGAAGGTGAGCGCGGGACTCCGGGTTTCGCCCGGATGATAGGCTGACAACTATAGGAGGCATCGAGCTTCGGCCCGGTGCCTCCTTCCCGTTTACGGGATAATAACGTCTCTCAAGTTGTTGTAATCGTTGATCTCATGCCTATCGAGGCCAGTCCCATGCGGGCTCTTAACCTGCGCCCAGGTATCCAAACCGTATACCAGGCCGATCTTGGCTGACTGGGAGTAGGTCTTCTGGAGAATCTGGAACATCCTAAAACGAGCAGGGCCGGACATTCGGATGCGATAAGTACGAACGATCATTCCAACGCGAACCCATTCCTGATGGTTCTCCTGGAGCTTGTCGTAATTCATGGTGCGTTTCACATGGAACTCTCGACCGTAGTAATCCGTACCGGTCACATCGATCGTCAAGTCTCCGATGAAGTAGTCGAAATCAAACTCAAGTTGCTCAAGCCATATCGATTCGTTCGGAGGCTGCCTTGCTGACAGCTCGCCCGTCATGAGGAGCACGCCACCGAAGTTCGGTTTGTTGTCCTCTTGCGGCATGGTACATGGAATCATGTCGATCTTGTCCGGCGTGATAACGCCAAGACCTTCGCAGTGATCCTGAGAGTCGATCGACATGATATGCAAGATGCGGAGGCTGGTGTCATAGGTGTACGTCCACCATGCCTTCGCAGAGATGTCGTAGCACAGAATGACATTATCCAGCCCAGTGCCATCAGCTTCCGCCATCACCAGATAGATGATGCCATCGATATATACCAGGCGAGCATTATTGAGCCTGTTGCCTAGACGATCGGTGAAGATCGGTTTGAGCTGGTCAGACACATAGCTCACGCGAAGCTGGTTGTTGTATTCCATGGCGTGCGTCGTTAGAGCCAAGCCATAGCGGCTCACTGCGTACAGACCATCATCGAACACACCGCAGCCCCAGCGAGAGTTGCAGCCCACGACGTTACTTACCTCTTCGGTCATATAGCCCTTCGAGGACATCTCGTTCGTGACGCTGACATTGGTTTCCAAGAGATTGAATCGCTTGACCTGTCCGGTGTTCGGATTGCCGCACATGATGGTGACGATCGAAGATGCAGAGTAGGTCTTGTGCTTCAGGACATTGGAGATCGTAATGCCGGTGCCAGGCTCAATATCAACGAAGGCACCGCCAACTCCTCGTGCTACGGAAAGCTCGTTGCCAGGGTTACCACCGATGTACAAGCGATACCCCAGATCTCCGCCCCAGAAATACAGGCGGCCATCGATATGCGTCATGTATTTCGCATTGACGCCCTTGGTCGTGTTCTCCGTTGGAATCTCGAGGCTGACGTTGGTCCACTGACTTGTGTCGGCCAGGGCACCGAGCCACGCATAGCGCCACTCTCCTCCGTCATTCAGGTTCACATGGCCGGCAAAGGCAAACTCGGTGTTGTCATCCATGGTGAAATAGATGTCGACACCGGTGATGTCGTAGCCAGCCGGAGCTGTGCCAGAAACTTCTATGTACTGCGCAGCGGACCATTCTACCGGCGATGCAGATACCATCTTCGTAGAGATCGGAGATCCCATCGTTGATCCGAAGATGTTCGTATACACATAGCAAACCTGGATGCGTGATACCGTGCCATCAGTAAGCGAACCTTTGTTCGTAAGAGTCGGCGCAGCTGTCGGCTCTGGGACAAGCCTGTAACTTCTGACACCCTGGTCTGTCAGAGTCGCTAGATCGCCGACGAAGCATTCGCTCTCATCAGAGAAGCAGATGAGCTTGGAGGCGTAGTATGCAACCTCAGTCCACACCTTGCCGGTGCTAGAGCCATCATGGTCAACAACGGGTATCTGAGTCCATGAAGACGGATCATCGCCTAGCTTGTGTACGCGGAGAGATCCATCGGAGAAAGCGCATATCAGGTTGTTCTTCTGTAGACAGGAAATACCTGTGAACTGAAGGCCATTCGGTGCAGTGGCGACGAGCTCATCATCATCTCGAGTCTCGATGCCTTTCGTCAGAGATAGCGAACAGTTGTTCTGGACCATCAGGAAATTGTCCATCAGGTCTGCCTGGCCATCACTGAACGGCGATGCAACCGGATTCCATCCGGGCGATGCCTCGTTAATGTTTATACCAGCCCATTGGCGCAGGCTTGTAATGCGCGGCTCGCTCGATGAGATTGCCGCCTGTGTCGCGGACTGCTTCTTCTTGGCCATGGGCTACACCACCTCGTACCAACCAGGGATATCCCATCCAACATGGTCTGGCTGAGTGGCCATGGCATTTGCCTCGCGCATTGCGGACAGCAGCTTCTGGGCATTGTCGGTGAGATCCTGCATACGCATCTGGGCAACAGGGCTACCGACGCAATGCAGAGCAGCGACTCGCATGACGAGATAGTTCGGATCAGGAATCTCGTCAAACCACTTGTCGAGTTTGTATTGCTCAGAGATCTTGGCCTGCTTATCAGCATCCATCTTTTTGAACTCGTCGGCACGCGGCGGGATATCCGGCATCTCGATCTCACGCTGAACGTCCATCACGGCAATCCTGTTGCGCTCGTCCGGAGACAGTACCCTGTTGAACGTAACGATCCTACCGATCACGGCAGCACTTAACCTGTTGTCATCATAGTTGACCTGGCCGTGTTCGCCGTACCACCTTCGCCTGCCACCGTTCATCTCGCCCATCGACGAGAACGGAATCGTATAGAAGTCGTTCGTCGGATTGCCGCACCTATCAGGCCTGCACATACGAATGCCGTCATCGTGTAAACCAGAGGGCTTGTATACCCAGTCAGGCAAGCGGAACTCCGGTATGGTGCCAGGCTTGCCGAAATCGTCACAGGTGCCAAGGACAAGGCGTTCCCTGAGCCAGAGCCAGTCTTCCTCTTTCTGGAGCTCTTGGAGAACCAGACGAAGCTCCATGATCACTTCGCGATATTTGTCGTCGGTGAACTCGAAATCGAGCAGGACCTTTTCCTGTGCGTAGTACACCTGTTGGACGAACTCATCGAGTGTCATCGACCTCATGGTTATCCTCCTCGCTATTATTTGCTGTTCTTAGGCGGGAAAGGCTTCTTACCCTTAGGCATCGGCTTGGCCTTAGCCTTACCCTTAGACATCGGCTTGCCCTTACCCTTGGGCATCGGCTTACCTTTACCCTTGCTCTTAGGCATCGGCTTGCCTTTGCCCTTGGGCTTCGGCTTACCTGCCGGCATCGGTTCGCCACCGGGCATCGGGAAGCCCTTTTTCTTCTTCTTGCCGAGCATCGGGGCCGCATCGCCCATAACGTTCGCCATGGCATCCATGAAAGACATTTGTCTCCTCCTTAGAAAAAAGGTGCTTACCAGCCGATTGTACATCGACCGATAAGCACCTCTGCAAGCAGTGGGTCGGTTTACTTGCCGCACTTGCCGCCCTTCTTGCCCTTCTTACCGCACTTAGCCATATGAATCACCCCCTATGCTTGACGCTTTCGTTGATTATACCCCGAAGCCATCCGCTGCCAGTAGTCACCAGAGGCAGATTGTGAAGTATTACTGCTACCGGTATTCAGGTTACTGGCTTTCTTGTTGGCCATGTCGGGCCTGATAAACGAGAAGTCATCTGGCTTCACAGGACCCTTCTTGTGAGCATTGAAGAAGTCAGTGTTCAACCATGACGGAGGCTTCAGAGTGTGATTAGCACCATCGATCATGTCCTTCGCAAGGTCAGGATGAATGTTGTTGAGCTGAGCTATGTAGTCAGCTGCAAGCTCTCTGAAGCTCTGCTCGGTATTCATGGCTGCTTCGTTGCGCGAGTTGTTATTCTGGGCAAGCGCCTCGAAGTAGCTGTTATCAACTGAGTTGATATTCTCGCGCAAGTTGCGAAGGGTCGCCTCATCGATCGTATCATCCTGGTCGGCAAGCAGGTCAAGATAGTCGTAGAGGAAACTACCGCGCATGGCTCCGCCTGCTGCATCTTTGGCCTGGCTGGCGGTATCTTGTAGCTTCTTATGCTGCGAGAACCATTCGCTTCCGGCTTTCCTCTTGGCTTGCGTAACCTGTGTGTCACGGAGGAACTTGTTCTGCTGATCACTAGTATCCAGCAGGGACATAGTGTTCTCGTAGTTTCCGAGCGTGGTCTTGTAGTTATAACCGGTGATGCCAGCGAGGTTATCGCCGGCTCGCTTCTGCTCATCAGATGGGCCGGTGGAACCACCGCCACCACCTCCGCCGTAGCCACCGCCACCGCTAGGCCATCCGCCCGGTACGGGCTGATTGCCTTGAGGTGTGGCGGCAGCACCGTTTAAGACCTCAGTATTTCCGATCCCGATGCGAGGCGCTGCCATTTATATCACCTACTTACTCATGAAGTATGCGTTGGTCACCTTGCCGGTCGAATCGGTTACGAACTCCAAGGTGTCCTTCGTATAGCTAGTCTGATGGGCCGTCTTGCGAACAACGTCAACATTTCCGTTTGCAGGACCAGCCGGACCCTGGATACCCTGGGGGCCCTGAATACCCTGGGGACCCTGAATACCCTGAGGACCTCTCTCGCCAGGATCGCCTTTGGGACCCTGCTTGCCAGGGTCGCCTTTCAAACCCTGAGGACCCTGGAGACCGGTGTCGCCCTTCAGGCCCTGAGGACCCCGCTCGCCAGGATCGCCTTTCGGACCCTGAGGGCCCTGGAGACCGGTATTGCCTTTCGGGCCCTGCGGACCCTGAGGACCGCGTACCAAACCTGCATCGATGATAGCCATGTTTATGCCTCCGGAGTCTCGATGATCAGATGGCCCTGATCATTGATGGTATATTTCGTCTTGGCGAGCTGCTCGTTGACGATTCTACGGACGGTTGCTTCATCCACAGATGACGACGATCCTCCTTGCGGATCTCTCCATGTCCAACTGAAGTTGTCATCAGCAATCAATATTTGGCCACGCACGGGAATGTTTGTTGCTTTACCTAGCTTGTTATTGAGACGGTCATTACACTCAGTATGGACATCACTGATCCAACTAGAAAGACGCTCGTAAATGTGCCTTAGGCCCTTTACATCAACTAGCTTATTCTTAATCTCAGTCATACTTATGCTCCTAGCCTATTCCGGTCCTGGGCCGTCTTGTTCATTAAAGTACTGATCTATCTCTTCGACGCTCGCGATTTCTATATCAGGCTTTCCCAGTACATTATTCCAGTCGACATTAAACGTGCCGATCTTCGTGACCGTGTAGTCGCCGGAATTATCGACGGACGAACCAATGATACCGACCGTGCCAGCCTTATCGATAGCTAGATCTCCGTCAATGATAAAACGAGAGTTCTGGAAGGCTGTAGTAGCCGTATTAGCCGGGATCCTCAGTATCCCTTCAGACGGTATGGTAAGAGAAACAAGGTAGCGTACAGAGAAGCCCTGAATACCCTGCCAATCTTCTATCACGGTCCACGGACCACCATCCTCAGCAATGATCGGCTCGAATCCCCTGATGTACAGATCAAATCGATTGTCGTTGTCCCTCACGATGAAAGCTCGATTGACAGGAGTATCGTCGAACGTAGGCAGCTGGTTAGTGGTGTAGATGCCGCCCTGGATGTCAACAGACTTACCGTCAGCGCCCCTAGGTAGACCGAAGTCCACGGTAAACTTGTTGCCGATAGCATCAGTGCGAGTGATCTTGACAGTCGGGATCTTACTCTCTTCGACCTTACCGATCTCCATGATGGCAGGCTTGCCGTCTTCACCGGGAGCACCGGTAGCACCCTGCGGGCCTTGCGATCCTCGCAGGCCGTCTTTGCCTTGAGGGCCGGGAGCACCATCACGGCCATTCTCACCAGGATCGCCCTTGTCGCCCTTGGGACCGCGGGCAGGCTTGCCCGTCGGCACACCACCGATTACCCAGTTACCGGAGTCATCGATCTCCAGAGATTGCAGCACATCGAAGTCAACCTGGCTCGTAAAGATTGCCTTGCCGCCTTCGACTGCTTCGATGGTGCCGAAAGCAAGACGGCCATCGAGCGTGAAAATTACGACATCATTCACACGCGGAGTCGGCATAGACTTCCACTGGGAATTGTTGCGCCCATAGTACATGAGCGTGGAGATATCCGTCTGATATGCGTAGCCTTCGCCCATCGGCTTACCAAGATCAACAGAACACATGAAGATCCTGGAGCCGGTAGATCCGGCGGGAATCGGGATATGTGTCACTGTGGAACTGCCATCCCTGGTGACCGTGAAGTCCATGACGACAGTCTCACCGGCAACAGGACGTTCCGGCTTAGCGGAGACCTTGATTACACCTGCTGAGAGATTAGGCGTCTGGTAGACGGTCTCGCCGTTCTCGTCTTCTACGATAGAGAACTTAAAGGTATCCTCGTCTACCTCGACGCCTGCAATCGTGACACCGCGACCACGAGGGCCTCGGCCGATCGTCGAGATGGCGGGGAGCTGGTCGTCACACTCTGTTGCCGTGAAGTCCGGCTCTATATACGGCCTGGAGTTGCCGTGACTAACAAGATCCGGGATACCCATGCAACCCGTGTGGTCATGTGGGATCATGTCTCACTCCTTACTTGGCGTTCGCGCCTATCTTTGGCGCAACTTTCCACTGATTGGATTTTCGCACAAATGCCTTGTTCTTTGAGCTGTCGCCGGCGGCTACGTTTTTCACATTGCGCCAAGAGCCAGATTTGCGGATCTTCACGCTGCCGCCATTGCGATTGCAGGACTGCATGGTTCCAGACTTCCTGATGGCGAACGGGAAGTAGTCAAGAAACTCGATGAACCCAGGAACCATGATCCACACAGGGCTCGGGTACATCGGATTGACGGCCTCATAGGTTCCCGTTCCTCCGATCCACATGCCACCGTTCTGCCCCTGGACTCCGGCGGCGAAGTCCTGCATACGGCCGACGTACACGTAGTTATTTCCGGCTGGGGACTCGCGGTTCGGCTCGCCGCAGGACATGTCCCACCTGAATGTTCCGGACGACGCGTCGATGTTAGCCTCGAACTTTCCCTTGACGTTGGCTCCAGTGGTCACCAGATGTGATCCGTTCCATGCGAAGCCGAAGTTACTGGAGCTGATATACATGGCCGACGTGTAACCGCTGTTCGCTACGACTTTGTCGGTGATGTACCCGTTTAGACCGACATAAACGCTGTAATCATCGTATACGGCGACATGTACGTCGAAGTGACATGACGACATTGAAGGGCTGATGCCGGCAGTGCCAGGCAGAGCGAAGCATGTGGCCCCGTGGCCACCGGCGTCCCCTCCCGCCTGGTCCACTCTGGCTTTGAGATTTCCCACTAACTTTGCCATGCTAGTTCACCTGCACGTCGTTCTCACCGTCAGTACGGGTCTTGATCCAGTTGGCCGAACCTCCGCCGTAGACGTTCATGTTGCCGATTGCAATCTTATCAGTGTTGGGCCAGGTGATCTCGCCCGTCTCATGGTTAAGCGTGCCGCCCTGGTAGATCTTGGCGATAATCGCTTCCAAGCCAGCAATGGTGAACGCCTTCAGCTCGCCGATCTTGTCATTGATCTTCTTGTCTAGATCTTTATTCTTGGCGTCGATGTAAGCCTTTACAGTAGGCTGTCCATCGAATGCATTCTCACCATGGCCAGTCTGGTTGAAACCCAGGTCAGTATGGAGATGGTCAAGTGCATCCCTCAGATGGTTGTCATCCTGCTTATCGATGTAATCGATGAGGTTATTGACAACCTGGCCATTGATGGTAATCGAGGAGCCATTGATGATCTTCTTGATGTCATCGACAGTGATGCCGAGAACCTTTGCGAAGTCATCGATGTTCGGTACCTCAACATCGCCACCGATACCAAAGGACAGATTAACCGTCCACCCCTCGTTTGCAGGGGGTGTGTTAAAGTCATCCGGACCAGTGCCATCCGGATACACTAACTTCTCATGCCAATTAGATTCAGTGGTCTTCTTGATATACAGCGTAGCGACACCAGCGCCGACCATGTGATCGGGATCCGTCGGCTTACCGCCATCATCCGTCTGCCAGATGTACGGGATCGCCGGCGTAGTCCAGGACCACTCGTCACGGCCGGGCCTGCGATAGATGAAGGTGATCGTAAAGGTCTGCGGGATAGTGAAGGGACGCAGGTTGTACTGATAGCTTAGACATCCACCGTTGATGTTCTGGCTCATCCATTCAGAGGACCAGGTCTTGGTAGCCTCATCGTAGACCATGCCCTTCAGCTTAGTCTCGCATTTGGAATCGCTGGCGATCTCGACCTTACAAGAGTCGCCCTTGATGCCCCTGCCGACACGGGAGAACATGGGCAGCTGATCATCGCAGGAGTCTGCGCAACGGTCTGGATTGATGTGATGGTCGTGCATATTTCTATCCCCTCCTGGTTCCAAGGTGCGCGGTCGGCGTGACGACTATGGTGCCATTGAATACCAGGTCACGCTTGTTTTCTCCGGCTTTCGCGAACACCGAGAATCGCCTGGCAATCATTGCGTCCGAAAAACTTTTGGCTCCGATATCAGATTCTATGCTGACACGGACAATCCAGTCATCATCGGGATCAAGACTAGCTGTTGCCACAAGACCCTCGGGAGCATCGACTATTTCGACCTCAAAGCTCGTATAGCCTTCGTCTTTCAGATGAATCGGGAACAGCTTACGCATATCGATGAAATGCTCGCAGTGAGGCGGACAGCACTCCATATGCGGAGTACGTCGGCAGCATGAGTTGACGAAGTCCCATTCCTGGCAGCACGAATCAGGCTTGTCAGGCGTAGGCCAACCAAGCATATCGTGGTGCATCCTGTCGTGCGGCATAGCTGGAATGGGCCTGTGCATCTCCATGTAGTAGCACGGTATGGCCAGACTTGCCGTAGTGCCGTCAGCCACATATACCGTGCCGCGCGTGGACGTCTTCTGTAGCGTGCGACGCTTAGGCTTTGGCCTCGGTGCGTCTATACGGTAACCGTTGCGCATCGCTTATTCCCTTCCGTAACGCTTACGGGTCTCTTTGGAGACGTTATCGTAATCGAGGTATCCAAGGCCGTCGTAGGCCTGGAACATATCATCGGCGAAGTTCCTGACTGGTATTGCCCTATTCTTCCTGCCGGCACCGTACCTGCCGTCCTCGTCGGAGATGCGGTTGAGCCACTCGTTATCGAAGCCGGCGCCCTCGACGGGGTTGCCTCGATGGTCCTTGGTGTTCGCGCCCTTCTCGGTGCCGGGCGTGTACAGCAGGTTCTCGGCCCTAGCCAGCTTGTTGAGGTCCGAGATCGAGTAGCCGAGATCCTCGACATCCACGTCTCCCGAGTTCACGGCGTCGAGCTGCTGGTCGAGCATGTACATCATCGCGGCCTCCACGGCCTCGTTGTCAACCTCGCCGTTGCTGATCTCCATCTGGGAGAGCGGAGTTCCGTCGATGGTGATGTAATCGGCAAGAGACTCGCCCTGATCATTCTGCTCGAAGATGCGGTCAACCATGGCCTGAACCATGGCATCGTCGCCTCCGGTGTACTGATGGCCGGTGGTGCCGAAGTTGTTGATCACGTCGGCCATGGTGTCGCCATTCATGGTCGAATCGAAGTATTGATCCCATGCCGCACGGCTATCACCGAGATAGGTATCACCGAGATACTTGGCAAGTTCAGGATCGTTGTACAAGGAGTACAGGTAATCAGACCTGGCCTTCTGCGCATCGTCGGATAGATTGGTGTACGTCATACCATCGCGCTCGTAATCCTTCGTTCCATAGCTTGCGAAGGGATTCGAGTACGCATCACCCATAGCGATGTCAAGCCAATCGACATCAGAAGAATCATATCCGTCTGCAAACTTCAGCTTGCCGGATGCGATGTCGTCTTTGATTCGTTTGTTGAGTACGTCGAGGGTGTCATTATCGCCCTCTTGCGGGACATATCCGTTCTGATCATAAGTCTCAGAGTTCATAGTCGCTGCATCGGCGGCCTTCTCGCCTTCCGTGCGACTATCGGCTCCGCGCTGCTGAACAGCTGGCTTAGCCTGCTTTTCTTCGGTCATAGCTGCTTGCCTAGCGAGGAAGCTATCCGGCCTTCCAGCAGAAGCATCTCGGCCCATTGTCCTTTGTCTGGTTGCAGCCCTGGCTCCAGCGGGTGCAGAGGCTTCTTGCACCCTTCGAGACTTCATCCCCTGGCTGGGATTGCCACCTCGCTTTTGAGGGTTGCCGCCTCCCCTTTTGCCCTTACCGCCGGACGGCTTCTTGCCTCCGGCGACAGAGTCAGGAAATATCTTTGCGAGCACATTGCCCACCGCATTACCTACAGCGTTGAACATCAGTCCTCCTCGTAATAATCGTCCATGCGCTTGGATAGATCTTCGGTGTTTATCTCATCATACGCCGGTCCTTGATGCTTAGCATCTCGGAACGCCTTGTTGCTCGTCGCAAACCTAGCGATGTTGGGATTCAGGCCAAGACCCTTGGACATCTTCTTACTGCCAGGTGCCAACGAGAGGATGATATTCCTGATCGCGATCTGCGGGTCCCTGGGTTGTATCATGTGGGCCGTCGCATCTGGGTTTCCTGATATCCCGGCCTCCATAGCTATGGGAACGCCACTCGCCGCGTTCACCGTGTATGTCATCAATGGGTTCGCGATCGCCTGGCCTGCCTTCGACGCCCCGGCTTTCTTGGCCACGTTCAGAGCCGCCTTGCCGAGACTCTTCGCTTTTCCGGCGACGGTCTTCTCTCCGGCTTCCTTAGCGGCTCCTTTCGCAGCTCCCTTTGCGGTCTCCTTTGCGGCCTTCTCGCCGACTTCCTTTGCAACAGGTTGCGTATACCTTGCACCACGATACGCATCGAGCGCGTCATCTGCGTACTGCTTCAGGCCAGACGTTTTGGTCTTAGCGATGTCGACAAGCTGATCGATCGGATTATGGTAACCGGTACCGGGTGCATATTTTGCCGCAAGGTCTGCCGCAAGATACGGTTCTGCGGCGGCGTTCTTTATTGCAGACTCCTTGACTGCATTGAATCCGCTCTTCATCCTATCGATGTCATTGGCAAGCACCTTTGCCTGGTTGACAGGGTTGACCTTGTCGATAATCCTGGTAGCCCTGCTGGCATCGTCAGCAAGCGGAGCGATCTTTCCTGCGGCGCGTGCTGCATCAATTCCCTCGTCAAGCTTACCGATACCAGGTAATACAGACATACCGAGATCGAGCGCTGCATTGATGGCCCTGCCGGTTTTCTCGTTGTCATCGAGCTTCTGGAGCGTCACGGAGTCCCTGCCAGTCAGCGCCTCATTTATGTTGTCTGCATTCTGCAAACCAGCAAGCGCGATGGATGCCGGTACGCCAAAGCCAGGGATCGCCGATACGGCAAGGCTTGTGCCAATGGATGCAAGAGCGTCTGCCGTCTTATCATCAATGACCCCCTCTGTGAAATTGCGCCAATCGGAAGCTGTGTTCTCATCGCCGGTCAACATGCCGGCAAGGCCACCAAGTGCCTCGGCACCGCCGCCGGCAAGGAGATCCCATGCTCCCTTTACGCCGTCGCCAAGAAAGTCATTCACGCCATCAATGCCATGCGCAACATCTTCAACCGCAGACGTAAACGCATTCTTGCCTCGAACCTGGTCAGCCGTAGACTCAGGATTCATCGTGGCGTAATAACCCTCGGCTCGCTCCAAGAACTTTCGATCATCAGTGTCAGCGTTCTCACCAAAGTCCTCACGGGCAAGCTGGATTGCGTGTTGCCATTTGGCAGCATCGCCTTTCGCCGTATTCTTCTGAGACGACGCCTTCTCAACAAAGGCTTGAGAGGCCTTGTCGTTCTTTATGTTTTGCGCCTCCTTGGGCTTCATCTGCCCGCTGAGGTGAGCAAGAGATTTACCTGCCATCTGATCTCCTAAAAGAAAAGGGCCGCCGGGCCAGTGGAGGCACCGACGGCCCTTGCCGTTAAGTCTATCGCTTAGCTTAGGCTGCGGGATTAGCAGAGACGTTCACGGTTACCGTATCAGTCTTGGCAGGATCACCAAGAGAACGGAACGTGATAGTCGCAGTGCCAGCAGCAATGCCGCGGACCTTGCCATCAGGCATGACCTCAGCCTTGTTTGCATCAGAGGAGAAGGCGGACCAACCCTTATCGAAAGCACCGGTGCCATCGACCTTGACGTTTACATAGGCCTCCTGGCCAACCTTGAGAGACAGGGTGGCGGGCTCAGCGGTAACACTGACCACCTTGGCATCAGAAGTATCAGGCGCGATAGTCTGAACAGGGATGGCAAAGGTGCCGGTGTTCTCGACGGCGTCGATGATGGGGATGATGCCCTGGGACAGGGACTCAATAACCCAGCAGTCATACTTCACGTCGAAGCACATCTCGGTAAACTTGCCGCGCGTCATGCCGGTATCCGTGACCATGGAGCTGTACTCCTGGGAGGTCTGGACAGCCTTCTTATACAGGAACATGCCGATAGTCTGGCGACGCTTGATCGTACCCTGGGGACCGGTCGGCGTCTTCAGACCGTAGCCTGCGCCGGGCGCGGTGAACGGGTACTCGGTCGGCTTACCGAAGTCAGCAGGATCGAGCTTGACCGGAGTGCCGAAGTACGGAGCAGCAGACGGCATACCGAGCGGATAGTTGGTCAGGACCTTCTTGAAGGACTTGGTATCATTGTCCCACTCGGTGCGGATGAAGTTCGGGCGGGTCATACGATCGCTGGCAGCCATGGAGAGCATGAGCTCACGGCCGGTGTCGGTATAGGCGACAGAGTTAATGTACTTGTCGTAAGGTGCCCTGCCGTCCTTGGAGTGAACAACATTCAGGTTGTCATCGACGTAGATGTGCGGCCAATACTCAGACGGGATGTCGAAGCACAGCTCCCAGCCCATGAGCTTGGTCACATGACCATCCTGAAGCATATTGAACGCAGAGTCGGTGGCAACGATACCCTTGCCGGTCAGGGCAGCCATGAAGTCGTACTCATAGAACGGATCGAGCATCAGGCAGCGAGAATCCTGCGGGATGCGCAGGGAAGACCAGACGACATCGATGTTCTTGAGAAGCAGCGGGATGTTGTCGTTGTCCCACTCGACTGCATGGATGGCGGCGAAGCTGGGCTCGATAGCGTTGCCCTGAGTGGTGCCGGGAGTGGCAACCCACTGGCCCTCGTCGTTAAAGATCTCAGACGGATTGTCCTGGACCCAACGGCCGCCCATGTGGCCATTGACAGCGCAGAAGAGGTTGTAGCGGTCGATATCCGGGTTAAGCACGGACTCCTGCCACAGGGTCTTCGTCTTGTTCAGGATCGCAGCGGTGTTCATGAGGGACTGACCCGGAGTGATCACGTTGGAATGGGTAGCGTCACCCCACTCGCCGATGCCGCCAGAATACTGCTGCTCGTCGAAGATACGAAATGCAACAGAGCGGTGGCGGGACATCGTGTACACACGGGAGTCGAAGCGGACATCCTGGAACACGCCGTAAGCGGAAGCGCCCCAACCGTCTTGGCCATCGGTGTTAGTGCCGGCGAGGCCGTTCAAACGACGGTCATCGTAATCGGTGATGTAGTCAGTGATTGCCATATCCCAAACGCGAAGAGCGCCGCCATTGTTTGCGATCTTGGCGTTGGGGGCCAAAGAGCCCTGGAAGAGGCCTGCTGTCACACGACCAGGAAGCAAACGATTGTCGTCGATGCCCTCCTGCCAGACCTCGGGGGCGATAACCTGTGCCATAGCTACTCCTTACTGTAGGTTACCTTGTGCCGAGATTTGGTTCATATCGGATGGTACACCCTGCTGTAATTCCGGTGTCAACCCAGGATTATCAGGTTGAGGTGCGTGTATGGTCTCTAGAGGCTCCTGATTCGGCATAAGGCCGGGCTACTGTTGATCCTGAGGACCCTGAGGCTGTGCGAGGCCAGGCTGCTGCTGACCCTGGTTCTGCATGAGCTGCTGGGTAATCTGATTGATCTGCTGCTGCTGAGCCATGACCTGATCCATCGTGGCGCGCTGGGCCTCAAGAAGAAGCTGATCATCGATACGCTGAGAGGTCTGTGCGGAGACATCGATGTTGGACAGATCGAACAGGCGAGCCATCATCTGCATGATGTTCTGCTCGAAGGCGCCTCTGTTCTGTTCAGAGACATTGCCGAGCATCTGCGAGACGGGGATCAACATCTCCTGGATGTTCCTGCGCTCCTCTTCCTCGCGAGTCTCGATAAGCGATCCGGCACGCACAGAGAAAGAGAGGAGATCGGTGGACAGTTTGTCAAAGTCGATCTCGATCTTGTCACCATCGATGATGGACTCACCGGGCTTCTCGCCGCTTTGCTTGAGCCTCTGGTCTCGAGCCATCTCGATATCCCAGATTCGACGGCGCGTCGGCTCATCGACGGTCATCTTAACCTTTCCACCCATGGATGCGATGTAGCTTCGCAGGGCATGGTTCGCCCACTCGCAGAAGAATATCTCGATCCTCTTGGCGTACTGGTTGATCGTGATCGTTTTGTCCTTGGCTTGCTCATGCACGCCAGGTGCGGTTCCTGAATATCGGGCCACGTTTGCATCAGATGCAATCGTCTGATCCGTGACATTCAGGTTCTTCATCATGTTCGCGCCGATGTTTTCCAAGATGGAACCATACTGCGTGATAGTCGTGGTCTCGACGGGGAACTTCTCGATCTTGTTATTCGGGTTGTTGCCAAGATCCCAGAAGGCCGCCGGCTCCATCCTGATCTTTGCGCTCGTGAGGTTGCCGGTAGCCATGATGGGCGGCTTGGTGGCAAGCAGAAGCGTCTGATATGCAGAGGTCTGGAAGGCATCGGCAAACTGCTGCTGGGCTAAAGTCCACATGACGGACGAGCATCCAAGCGGGAACTCAGGATCAGGCTCGAGGATCAGGAAGTGAAGCGGCACATCCTTCCTGGGATCCTCGTTCTTGACCACCCTAAGCATAGCGTGACAGCTCGGGACATACGAATAGAACTCGTCAGCACCGCGCTTATAGAGCGTTAGTACCTCTACGCTCTCGACTTTCGTTACGCCTTTCTTCTTATCCGCCAATGGGATGGAATCGTACTCAGGGCCTTCGCTAGGTTCCCAGTCAGAGAGGAACTTCACGGTATCCTCGAAGTACGTCTTATCCTTGATGGTCTCGGTATCCCAATCAATGAGAGCCTTGATCTCCGCGCGGCTGATGTACTCGCGAATAACGTACCACTCAGCTTCCTCGATGAAGTCACAGTCAGGCGCTGGATACACATCATTCCAGCCGATCTGCTTCCAGGAGATCCTGAGGTCTCCATCGAGGTCGCGCTCGAAGCCGGTGCGGATGCAGGCGAACCCGTAGTCATAAGACGTGTTGAAGGCACGCCAGAGGTTCTTCATCATGTCCTTGCCGTCGAACTCCGAGCGCACAATCTTCGTGTTAAACAAGAACTCGGTCTCAACTTGCTCGATCGAGTTCTTGTCAAACTGGGTGGTGATCTCACCATCAGGAACCCTTTGCAGGGTCTGGGCCCTGAGCTTGCGCTTCAGGGCCTGCGTGGTTCCCTCGGAAAACTCCGTGTTTCTACGCTTCTCGTAGAGATTCATATTGTGGGAGATCTTCGTGAACAGCTCGAAGTTATTCGTTCGAAGATCCATTGTCGCCTTGGAGCGGTTATACATCTCGCTGATCTTGTCACCGAGACCGCTCGTATCCTTGATGTCTTCTGGCTTGATGTCGAAGTCTGCCATTAGATGTCGCTCCTCTTGTAGGCCTCGCGGCTGCCCTTCGTCTCGAAGCCGGGCCGCAGGTAGTCGTACTTCGTATCATACAGCCTCTCGCCGTACATGGTCTTCGGTGAAGGGTTATATGCCTTGGGAAGCCTGGAGTATAGGTTCGGTGCGGAGCCACCACGGCCACCACCGCCGCCACCGCCGCCCTTGCGGTTGCCGTAAGGCTTGCCGTTAGAAGACTTAGGCTTATTATCAGAGGGCTTGGACTTGTTACCACCGTTGTTGTTATCTCCGTTATCACCGGATCCAGACTGATTTGCCGGGTCATGGGACTCGAAGGGAATCACATTCTCATAGCCCTGCTCGACGGGGATGAGTGCTCTCATGCCGGTGCTCTCACCGGTAACAGCGGACGGAGTCATGAAGTCTCCCTCATAGCCCATCGTGATCGTACTCTCCGTTAAGGAGTCGGGAGCAATCTTGATCGGGGACAGAGACTTCAGGCCAGAGGTGTCTGCCATGATACCGGTGGCGTAGACGTCGCCATTGTCGTCCTGTGCATAGGTGGTCTTGTATCTGTTGTACATGACCATGCTCCTACGCATCGGCTCGCTTTCCAGTTTGTCATAGTAGAAGGACTTCCAATAATCTAGCTCGTCATAGTAGGCATTGGAGATCTGGGTAGCCAGAGCCTTACCCTTGTAGTAATCGCCACCACCAAGGACATACGGATTCAGGTCGCCATTGGCTTCCATCTCGTAATAGGCATCGGTAAGATTCGAGCAGATCTGCCAGATCGTGTCACCGACATCGAACCTGGTCTTCGGATCGAGATAGAAGCCAGCCTTATATAGGTCCTCCATGTCATCGGTCTGCTGCATGAGGGAGATGATCTCGATGATCTTCTCCTGCCTGACCGACTCGGGAAGCGGGTTGCCCGCATCATCGTAGAGACTCCAGTATTTCTGGGAATCCATCTGAGTCTGGTCAGGGATGACAACAAGAGGCATCTCGCTCTCCAGATACCCGGTGTTCGGGCGGAGGGTGATGTCGAGTATCGTTGCGGTAACCGGGTTCCTTCTGGCGACCTTGCGAAGCATGGCATCCTCGTAGGTCGTCTTCATGGTCTTACCGTTGGCTCCATCCTCAGTCAGAGCGCCAGTCGAGGTCTCCTCATAGATCTTGTTGTAGCTATGCTCGAGACTCGTCGAGAACAGCTCCTTGAAAATCTGCGGACACCAGAATTGGCCAGCCCACGTGAGCATGGAACCTTGGAACTGACCCATAAGCCAACGAGACAGATCCGGAGATCCGTTCTTAGCATCGGCATAGGTCTCAACGTCCCTCTCGTAATCGGAGAGGATCGAGGACTCAGGATCGCCGGTAATCATGGCAAGAAGGTCAGACATCCTGGCCATCGGGTTGTTGTAGAACACGGAGGCTGCGCCATTGGTCAGCAGGTCGATCCTAGGCCTGCCGAGAGAGCAAGACTTCCAGAAGACAGCGACCGGGAGCGCCATGCCCATGATCGACTCAAGCTCCCAGTCAGGATAGATCCTATGACCAAAGAACAGCCAGTCCGTCGGGTTGCCCCATTTGTCATCGTCCTCAGGAGGCTCGATAGCACCGGGGATGGCCAGAAGGACTGCGGCGAGGACAGCCGGCGCCATGTGAAGAGCATCGCTCGCCAGGGCCATCTTAAAGTTCTTAAATGTCCTGGCGTCCTCGATATGTAGGAGCTGGGCTCTCTGGCCGATCTTGGTATCAGCCATGCCCTCAGATGTTAGGAACTCAATGGTTGCATGGTGCAACGTGGACATAGGAAGAACCCAATTGAGTATCCTGCCACCCTGATTGATGCGGGCCTGCATGAACCTGGAGACGAACGTGGTCGAGAAGAACTTCGCAGCGGAGCCATGCTGCCTGACGAAATCATTGTAGAGCATCGACGGGACAGACCTTTGCGCCATGTCGCCTCTGAGCGCGTTGTTCTGAGCGACCATCGCGTTATCGAGCGAGAAGGAGACGCCGCCTCCAAAGATGTCAACGAACAGCCTGAACGCATTGTCGCTCGCCATGATCTGCTCGATGCGCATCTCCGTCGGGCCGTTCGAATCGTTGACAGGCTGGAACCAGTAGTTGTGACCATCCTTTGCTTCGAGCGCAAGGAAGTAGTTCATGAAGTTCTCGATCTGGACACTGGCGAAGGAATTGCCTCCGTTGATGCCCCTAAACACCATGTCGGAGATCTTGTTCCTGCGGTTGCCTCGAGTCTCGATCCAAGTGTTGAGATCAGCTTCGTCGTTTACGGTAGCCAAGAACAGTTGTTCGTCTCCGTCGATAGCGGCGTCGCGCATGGCATTCCAGAATCGCAGCACGAGCGGATCACGCGAGAACTGCTTGACGAGATCCTGGTTCACATCGACATCAGTCGCATAGGATCCGATACCGTAGTCCCTACCGATCTTCATGGCCAGCTTCATGGCATTGGTAGACAGCGCCTTGTCTGCATAATTGGCAAACAATACGGACGGAGACATAACACCCATCATCTGCGACGTCGTGGTCGCAAAGTTAAGGATCTTATCTATCGTGGCCTGATCGTTCGCCTTGACCTTGACGATGGTCCTTCCGGAGTCATCGAGCGTGGTGATCGTGTACTTAGCGTTATACAGAGACCTGTAGTCCTTGAGCTTCTCGGCGACCTCCTCGGTCGTCTCCATGAGGAGCTCTTTCCATTCCTGCTGCGACTCATTGTCGAATAGGGCCTCGAAGAAGGCATTGGAATCCCTGATCATGTCAGAAGAGTAAGTATCGCCATAGATCCTTCCGGACTTAGTTGCGTATCCGTTCTCCGTGTACATCCAGTCGCACGCTGCGAGAAGCGCGTTCCTTTTCTTCTTGGACATAACGCTCTCGCCACGGCCGGCGCTCTTTTGGGTAGCCGGGATCCTTGTGATGAGCTCGATGGCCTTGTCGCCCTCTGCGAGAATGTTTTCCTCGAACTTTGAGAAATCTCCGCCGTTCTCGTCGCGGATGTTCTTGAACTGCCAGAAGTAGGACTTCTCGGACGGTAGGAGCATCGGCAGCGAGTACCTGCTGGAGTAACCGTCGTTGTTGTTAGCAGCGACAATCGGTAGGCCGGTCTTCTCGATATTCCTCTTGATGCGCAGGGCGGACTCGTGAATCTGATCGACGGTGATCTGGAATGTTCCCTTGCCGTCGTTATAGGTGATTCCGCAGTCATGTTTGACGAGCATCATGAATCGGTCCCACGTCAGCCATTTGCCTCCGTCACCCATGCCAAGAGCATCCCTGACCATGGTGTAACTGTCGTGCAAGGATTGCTTCCTTGCGTAATCAGGATCGTTCTCCTTGACGGTAGCCATGCTGTCCACAGATCCGAAGAACTTCCTGTCATCAGCCAGGACGATAGGCAGCCTCTCGGTGAACATCTTGCTGCTCTCTGCGATGCGCTTCCTAGCCTCGAACTCATGGAGATCCCTGGCCATGATCGGCTTAGAACCACGGTCTACGGCTTTCACATACGCTGCGATGTCGGACTGATACGCAGAGGCTCCGATGCCCTCGCGGGCCATCGTTGATTCCTCGTCACGGAGACTCTGGTCATTGAATGCACCGTAGTCTCCGATTTGCAGCATGGCGTCCTTAGTGACAGCATCGAGCTCACGCTCAGTCAGCGCCCTAGACAAACCTTGCCTCTCGGAGTGCTGGAGGCTATAAGCGGCGGAAGCAGATACACGGTCCATCGTGGTTCCGACGCCAAGCGTCATAGCATCACCAACGGATACATCGACGGCCATGTATACAGGCCTGCCGTTATCGCCCTTTCCGATGTACTGCATCATCCTGCCGTACTCGTCGAACGTGGTGGAGATGACAGACTTCTTATCGGCCAGCTTGCCGTTTTCATCGAACTTATGTACGAGTCCCGGAGGGCAGCACTTGTCATCCATGGCATTGAACAGCTCGAGGGTCTGTTTCCTATTGAGCTGGTCGATCGAGGAGAAGCTGAACATCTTCCCGCGCAGTTTGGGCGTCTTACCGCCAAGGGACTCCTTGGTTATGGCGGAGAAGAAATACGTGTTGGGGATGTGGTCTCTGATGTTGTTCGCGATGACGTGCCTGATGACATCGTTCACTGTGGAGTCAGGCGGAACAGTCGCGGGATCGACAAGGTCGATCTTCTCATTAACAATTTTCCGCCACACGCTGATATCGGTTCCTTCGAGAAGCGACTTGATCTCAAGCGGAGACAGTCCGCACTCTTCGAGCCAGGGATTCACTTGGTAGTTTCCACCATCGACCCTCTTGTACAGCAGGCTTCCGCCGGACTTAGCGTGTACCCAGTACATGAGATTTGACTTCATGATGTTGAGCCAGGCATCGCTGTTTCGGTTCTCATCGGTGGTGCTGTTGTAGATGATATCAGCCCTAAGAGCATCTACAGTCTTGCCCTGTGTATCTGTGTACCTGACGCCAAGCATAGGCATCTTGAACTTGTCGAGCACGGTGGCCATAGTCTTGTAGCTCTTCGAGTGGATCGCATACTTCAGCGCGAACTCCCTATCGCTTTCGTCCTTGATGGACACAATAGCGTCGAAGTCGATCTTGATGGCGCTGCCGTCTTGCGTGACGTTGATCTTGAGCATCTTCGACGGCGCACCGGTTCCGAGCGTGATCGGTGCATAGGAAACAGATCCATCGAGGTACTCGATCTTTGCAAAGGCGAGAACGTCTCCCCTCGATGCAGAGTCACGCTTACTGATGCCATTATTTGCCATATAGTCTACGGCATCACGGATGTCGATCATGGCCTTCGTCTGGTCGATGTCAGAGCCGGAAGTCTTGGAATACTGACGTCCGAACACCATGCTCTTCTTAAGGTTTTCATCGGTCAGCGATGCGAGCTCGGCCATATCCTGGATCGTGCAGAGCGAGTAGCTCTTGACGTTCCTATTCGACCCCTTACCATCAGAGAGCAGGTCGCTGAGAACGTCCATCTTCTTGTGGTTGTTCTGCAACGTGAGGCCGCGCCTGCCGATGGTCTCAGAGTTCACGTAGCTCGCGCCGTCGCCCATGGTCACAGTAAATCCGCCGGCGACACTGACGGCCACGTTAGCCGGATCAAAGTCCATGACGGCAGCTTTTCCATGCCTCAAGCTGGCACGCCTGAGAGCGTCATTTTTATACGGGGCGATAATGTTGAACTTCTCGCCTCCGATTAGCACCGAATCTCCGACGATGGGATACGGGGATACAAGTTCTGGGCTCACATACTTTTCGGGGACATAGAGGAGCTGCTGGTATTTCATAGCCCAGGTAAGCGCCGATAGGAACTCAGCATCGGAGAAGACAATGCCGGCAGTCTCCGGGTTATTTCCGGCCTTTGGAGGCTGGCACTCATTTTCCTTTGTATTCTTGAGCGGCTCAAACGTCTTGGACACGGAGTCAATTCCAGAGACGCTAGAACTCAGCTTGTCCCTATCCTTGCAGAATGCCTTTACTGGCAAGGGCATACCATTCACCGACAAGTTGCCGCTCGTGGCATACGACAAGCTGTTATCGACTTCGAACTTTCGAGGACTCATTCCGAGTGTCGTAGCACCCTTCATGGCCGAATATGCCGCGTTGATCGTACTATCTTGAATGACGCCGTAGTCCATCCTGGAGCGAGAGTTTCCGGGAATCTCTAGCGCCTTAGATCCATAGAGCTCATCCAAGAACTTTCCGAGCGGAGAGGTGCGGTCGTCTCCGATGGCAAAGTCGAAGGAGGACGGCTTAACCGGCGAGAAGTCAGCAAGGACATCGCCGATCTTCAGTGTCTTGGCATAGCTACCTCGCCAATGTGTGGCTGCATCAAGAGCTATCTTCTGCCTATTTTTCTTGCCGCCTTTGCGGATAGATGCTGCTACTTCTCGCTGGATTTTCATCGAGATCTCTTCAGGATTCACGGCAACTGGAATGATCCTGGAAATCCTAGATCCATCTTTCGTCATAGAGTAGATTGCATCTCTAAATCCACGTATATCATCCGTGGCAAACAGATTGATGGAATCGATGAGCTCAATTTTCGTATCGACGACCTCACCGGAGGCATCGAGAACCTCGACTTCGACCTCAACGAACGGAGTAATAAGCTGTGAGAAGTGCAGAGCTTCAGCATTACCCATGCCAAGCACCTTGTTGGCATCATCGGAGAATACTGCATTGAGGTTCTTGCGCCATTTATCTCGGTAGCCGATAAGATTATTGCGAGCTTGTTCCCTAAGGACGCCCAGAGCTTTCTCCCAATCTGGCGATCCGATATTGTACTTGTTGAGCGCGGACATATCAGTAGAGTTGGCACCGTAATCAAGTCCGTCGATCTTCAGCTCATCCTGGGACATATGGTTCACGTTACCGATCGTCTTGGCGGTCTTGAGCGCCATGCCCTCCTGCGTACCATCGAGTAGGCGGCCGATCATGGCCAGAGTCATCTGAAAATCGCAGCCATTGCCATTGTATGCGTCATGCGTGCAGTTGATATCGATACCGTTGGGAGACATGATCGGATCAAAGATAAGAACCTTCTTGGTCGGATCAGCCTTCATTTCTTCGAGATCTCGCTCGGTGAACGTGCCGAGTTCCCAGCCCCATTGGTTGTTTTGATCTGGTTTCGGAGTCCACGGACCACCAACGCACGTCTTTGCACCGATGAACCTATTGTATCCGGTAGACTTTCCATCAGGATCAATAGACTTTCGGTCCTGCTCAACGAGCTTCATCAGCCCATTATAATCAAGCTCGATAGGAGCAACCGGCGAGCGATAATCTCTCGGGATGAAGTCGAATCCGGCATATGCGCGCGTCTTTGCTCCGTTGAGTCCGACGTTGGTAGAGGCGCCGCCTCTCGTGGAGTTCACGATCGCCCTGTTCGCCATGAGGTCGAGCGTGGGATCAGAGAAGTCCTGATGCGGGTAGTGCGGCCTCTCGCCGGTAAGATCGACGAGGTTCGGATCGACTCCTCTATCGATCATGTCAGACCTAATAGCATCACGCATGTCGAGGATAAACTTGTTGTGCCTGTCCACAGCGTTGAAGATGTTGACGTTTTGGATGGTGCCGCTTCGAAGATTCTTATCCATCATCCAATCGCGCATAGCAACGGAGTTCCAGAAAGACATTGCTGTCTTGATTTTGTTCTTGATCTCCTCGTTGAGCACTCCGCCGTTCTTCACGATTTCGTCGCAGATAGCATCGATCTTATCCATGGTCTCATCAACGGATAGCTCTCCGTCTCCAAGGTTGAAGTTCGAACTTCTGGAGATCTCAGAGATCTTCTCTTTGACGAGACTCCTCGCACCATCGGTGCCATTGCCGAAGTCGTCTATCGTGATGAACCCGGTGAGTTTGTCATCAGGATTCAGTTCGCCGCCGGCCGTCGGCAAGCTATTGGATATCGCGGTGACTTGGCTATTGATATTGTCGACGGTCAGCTCGTTCTTGATCGCGTCTCGGACGTTATCCGCCTCGGCCTTGATCTGAGCTTCGGTCTTTCCCTCAGTATCGACAAGCATTTTATCATCGATCATCTTGAGCTGGGCATCCAAGCCCTGATTGATCTCGTCGACTATCTGGGCCCTAGTAGTGCTGTTATTGACATATAGGTCGAACACGGTACTCATGATCGTTTCGAGCTCGTCGAGATCGTGCATGTAGTCATCGAACCTTTGTTCGACGCCGTTCATCTCGTCGGAAAACTTCTTTGACGCCTTGTCGAAAAGCGACGTAAGGCCGGCCGTCTTATCAGCAGCAAACTTGTTTATCGTGTTGCTTACGATACTCTCAGACATGTGCTTGATATGCGCATCTCGACTGGCAAGACTCCTGTCGTCGGCCCTATCGAGCACCTCGTCTTCGAGCGAAGCTATCTCCATCGCAGCGTGGAAGGATTCACTGACTGTTCTCATGACAGAGTTGAACGTATCGGCAGAAGACTCTGCAAGCATGTCGATATACTTGGTTCCCTCGCCAGACATCGCGAGATCGATGAAGTAGTTGCACATATCATCGACGAGCTTGCTCGACCTCTTGGTCGCCTCGCTCAGCGTGAGCCTTCCGTCAACATCACCCATCATTCGGCAGAGCTCGGGAATGAACTCAACGTGATCCATAAGCAGCAGCTTGACCCTGCGCATCTCGCGCTTCCTGGCCTCAGATCCGCGCTTGGTGATGTTGTCTTCGTCCTTGTTGATATTCATGACTGCCTCAACACGGTTGAGGAGCGCCCTGTCTACGGAGTCTGTCGTCGTCTTGGTGACCGTGGACTCAGAGTTCTCGTTCACGCCGACCGATATCGACGGCGGAGCGATGATTGAGATGAGCTGGGGATACTTGGTGAATATTTTGTTGTAGACGTTAAGGGTGATCGGTCCACCGTTCCAATCAGGGATGACGTCCCTAATCAGATCGTCGCGGCTGAAGTTATTGAACTGACCGCTTTCCCAGTCGGTAATGGTAATCGAGAACTCCGGGTCAACCATAAGCCTCGCGACGAGCGTTGGGTTATCGAGGAACTGCCTCTTGGTGATTCTGCCCTGCGAGAGACCGAACAGCTTGTCAGACCATGCGTACAGGGCTCCATGTCTAGAGATCTCGGAGATTGCGTACATGATCTGAGCGGACCTCGGGACGACACCCTTTTCCTTGTAGGCATTTGCGATCGTGGTAGCAGCATAGACAGCGGATCCGATTGCGTCATTGCTGACCTCATAGGTACGGTCATTGAGCAAATCGTCTATCGCACTGGCATAGCGCTCCTGCTGTCCGGCATCAGTGGCAGCTTTGAATACAGCGTTCCATCTCTCGATGTTCATCTCATTGTTGATTTGATCGGCAGTACGCTGGCTCGAGGCGGCCCTGTTCATCCTGCTCGAAAGATCTGCATTGGAGAACGTGGAGCCTGGCGTAGTGAGCACGTCGGTCAAAAACACGCTTGCGTTGTCTCCGTTACCTGCATCCCAGGTGCTCGAGATCACACCGAACGTCAGGCGCGGATCATCGCTCGTTATGGCGTCATAGAGCCTGGAGAACGTCTCCGCATTCTCAAGTGATTCCATGCTGCTTGCGGCATCTGCTATCTCGGATATGATGTAGTCATCGACTCTGGACGTATCAACAAGATCGCCGAGCATGTTCAGCGCGGCCATCCTGTATTTGTCGGCCAGAAGGCCATCTTTCTCTTTAAGAGCTTGGTTCAGCTTCGCGATGACGCCATCATACTTTGCGCTGATCGCCATCTCGCAGATGGCCTTCATGGCGAGCTCCTTGTTTCCGGAGCATAGCATCTCACCCCAGCCAGAATCGAAGAACGAATCGACGGAGACCAGGCCGATCTTATCGGCGGACCTCTGTCCGATGATGCTCCTTACCTTCGTGACAAGCTGCTCTGCCATGGCGAAATCGGCTCCGCGGAGTTTCTTTCCATTGGCTTCCCACTTAGAACGGAGATCAGCGAACATACGTACTGATGCTTCAACCTCGCTGTCGATCCTTATGGCTACCTGCCTAGACTGCCTGCCTTCGTCAGCAAGCATCATGTTGAACAGCTGCTGGAATCCGTTATCGAGATCGACGAACTGCGTCCTGTCATAGCTTGCATCCTGGGAGACAATCCTCACGGCTTCGTTCCAGGTCTTGCCCTCGAAGTGCTTTGGCCAGCCTTCAACCATATCTTCGCCGTACTGAGAACCGAAGGCGCGCTTAAAGTACCTTGCGAAAGCAGCATCACCATCAGACTCAAGAAGCTCAGGCTTGTCCATCTCACCAGGTAGTTTTATGCCATTCTCATTGGCCGTGTTGTCGGTAAGAATTGCCTTCTCGTATGCCTTATATAGTTTTGCGTACTCGTCCTTGAACACGCGCTTGAGGACTTCGAGATCTTCGCCGTTCTGGATCTTCGTATGTCCGGTCTCATTCCTGAAGCGAGTCATCGAGCCATTCGCGAGTGCTGCGTCAAACAGGCCGGAGATCGTCGTGGTGACGTCGCCTCCGCGCTCAACCTGCCTCACGCAGATGTCAACGAGCATCTGGTACACAGATTCAGATACGCCCAAGCCCGACTGGGACATAGCGGTATGAAGGTTGCGAAGCGTGTAGTCGATCGACTGGAGCAGCTTGGACTGGGCCTCCAGGATGAACCTGCCGTCCTGGCGGAAACCGACGTTCGTTGCAGCCTTGTTGTACTTCGCATATGCGGCGTTCAGCATGTCGGTGGCAGCCTCGGCGTAAGATCGGATGCCACCAAGGTCACCCTTGGACGACATGCCTCGACCCTCGTTGGACTCAGCCAGGACTCCAGGGATCATTTCGACTATTTGCTCGACGATCTCATTTGCACGTCTGACATCGGCCGCAGCTGCATCCATAGCACGAGAGAAGCCGGCGGACGTATCTGCCTGCATCTTACCGATGATCTTCGATACAGCGGTGCCAGTATGCGCACCGGGGAGCAGCTGGCCACCGTTGTCGAGATAGTTCTTGATGGCGGCGTTGATCTCGTTGAAGAAGTTCGCTTTATTGGAGTCCTTGCCGGAGGCGACTTCATCGGCCCATCTATCAGCGTAGGAGACGGCATCAATACCAGAGTTCGTGCCGACGGTCTCATCGATAGCCTCAGTGAAGATGCGCCTGACGTCATCTTTGGTCAGCTGGGCTGTGCTCTTATCACCGATGGTTGCAGGCATGAATCCGTAGTCGGAGATATCGACGTTCGAGGCAGGTAGGCCCGTCTTCTGGTCCGTGGCCTCGGGAGCAACGATGTTCTCGGATACATAGCCAAGAGACGCTTGGTTGTTACGGTCGAAGTAGATCTGCGCCTTATCGCCGTCGATATCGGACTTCACGTAGGAATACGTCAACGGGTTCAGATCGATGTAGTCGGAATCAACGATCTCATCCACGTCGATCCAATAGAGACCCCTGTTGGTATCGGGGTTTCGACCGATGAGCAGCCTTGTGGACTGACCGTTGGCCTTCATGTTCTGCACGAGTTGGTTAAGCTCAGCGGTCTTGTTCGGTCCGGACAGGATCCTGTGCATTTCATCAGTCGTGATACCGAACCAGTCTGCAATTGTCTTTGCGGAGCTCTGGATCTCGCCGGTTTCCATATCCCTGCGATCAGGATAGTAGAAGATCTTCTCGACTAGACCAGAGCCAACGGTTCCGTCATCGAGACCATGGTTGCGCAACCCGGAGGATACCTGGAGTGCGGAGGCTGCACCGGGTACCTTCTGCTGCTCAGCGAGCGTATCCCTGATACTGTCTTTTGCATCGGATACCATGGACGTCACATCGGTACTGAAGCCTCTGCGTTCCCTAATGGTTTTAGTGTCAGGCGAAAGCGGGGGCATCCTGTTCGAAGACTCGTTAGAAGGATTGGCCATCTTGCCAAACGTCCTATCGAGCGCCATGCCCGCGCCGGACATGACGGCACCACCGAGAGCGCCCGTTACGCCAGACTCGACAGCCCTGCCAAACCAGCCGTCATCAAGAGTGCCGGCACGAATCTCATCGAGCGGCGACTGGACAAACTCTTCGAGGCCTTCCTCTGCGGCCTCGGATGCAAGCCTGCCGACCAAGCCCTTCGGCTCTTCTTTGGCAAGAGATTTTACGGAGGATTCGATTGCCTTGCCAGCCATCTTCTTCGCAGTATCTTCGGCACCCATGAGGCCGGCGGCTGCACCGCCTCCTATAAGGGCGGCATTCTTCGCGCCCCTCAACATGCCAGCGGAGCCGCCGAAGAACGGTCCGACTGCGTTAATGACACCGGATGCACCGGTGGCAAGCCTCTGCCCGAGATCGAGGTCCTGGCTCGGGATATAGCCGGCATCGTCCATCTCGGTAGCCCTGTGGCCAGAGACCGCCTCATGAAGCTGGGACGCTCCGGTAAACGGTGCGGAAATTGTTCCGAGCGGCAATCCCAAGAGGAAAGAGCCGATGTCATCGAGCTTCGTCTCGGTCTTTGCAGCTTCCTCGGCTCCAGCGAGACCCATGATGTTCTCGCCGATCTTGCCCATCGTGGCGGCCAGGTAATCTCGGCCATCGGCCCTCTTCTTGCCAGCAGGAGGCTCAGCCGCAGCCCTTCGGGCGTCGGATTCATCGGCGATCTTCTGCCTCATGGACATGAAGTTCTCGGACATGCCGGAATCAGCGCCACCACCGAGGTATTCCCTCGCGTTGAACTTGTTGCCGCCTCCCTGTGCGCCAGCCGTGGGGTTCTCGCCCCTGGCGATCTTAGAGAAGGCGTATTTGTCCAATGCCATATCGTTCCTCCGTCTTACGAGGATGTGCTTCTGAGAATTGATTGTAGCAGGTGAAAAGGAGGGCCGCTCCCGGCATGTCAACAAGAACGGCCCTTTCGAGAGAGGAGATGTCTATGGTACCCCCGCCGGGACTCGAACCCGGATCTGACGATTATAAGTCGCCTACCCTGACCTTTGTGCTACGAGGGAATGGCCGCCGAGATTAGAGGGTGAGTCGCTTCCTCTTACCCGGCGATGGTGCCCCCGGGCGGATTCGAACCGTCGACACCCGCTTTAGGAGAGCGGTGCTCTATCCCCTGAGCTACGGAGGCATTGATGAGATAGTATCACATGGGGGGTATCATGTTGTCGAGAATCTTGCATATGATCAACGTGAACAGCACAATGCCCGGCAGCGCGAGTATGACCAACAGGCCAAAGCAGCCCATCACGATTACCTTCTCGTCGTCCATGTCTCTCCTCTCAGGCGAAAAAGAAAGAAGCCCCTCGATCGGCATGGGGGGCTTCCTTCTGATTGGAGGTGCCTGTTATCACAGGAGCACCTTGTCATTCTACCACTAGTAGTAAATCTTCTGGCCCGCGAAGATGGCGTTCGGATTGGCAATACCGTTCTTGTTGGCAAGGCCGATGTAGTTACCGCCCCAACCGACCTTCTGTGCGATGCCGGACAGCGTGTCACCGGTCTGGACGATATAGCAGCGATTACCGGTGGGCTGTACGCCGAGCTTCGCGTTGACCTTGGCCTGGACAGCATCAGGATCATAGCCGGCAGCGGAGAGCTTATTACGGCGGTCCTGACCGTTGCCCCAGGCTCCTGCGATAACCTCGGCGGCGATGGTATCGACGGACTTCTTGCTGAGACCGGCGCGTCGGTTGATCTCAGCCTGGATCTCGTCATAGCGGGTACCGAGGGCACGCTTGCGCTCGTCACCGTTGCCCCACTTGCCCGCCTGGACCTCGTCGGCAAGGACAGACGTCTTGGCAGAGCAGATATGGTTAACGGCGTTCTGCACCTCAGCGTATCGGGAACCGAGATTCGTCTTGCGCTCATCGCCATTTCCATACATGCCTAGGAGCGTGTCGCCGACAAGGACGTGCAGCGGCAAGGATAGGTCCGCCTTCTTGGTCGGCACGGGTACCACAGGCTTCGTGCCGGAGGTGAACGATGCCAGGTCACGTTTGCCATTCAGGGCATTGCAGTCAGTGTTGCCAGCGATGCCAGGAACATGGCCAACGGAGGTAAACTGCCACAGATCGCAGTAGTGGCTGGGAGGCGTATGCGCATGGCCGTCGTTCACGCCGTAGGTCGGGATCCAGGTCCACTTGACCCAAGGCTGCGAGACGACCGAGGCATACTGGCCATACAGGTGGTTGGCGATATAGACGCCGTTGTCACCTGCGGACTGGGCGAGCGTGTTGCCAGCTGACGCGATACCAGCGATAGACTGACCGCCGACCTCGATATCGAGCACGTATCCTCGGCAGTTCCTGGCACCGGCGGCCTTGGCACGCGAGACAAGCCTAGACGCCTCGACGGCACCGCCGTTGCGATAGAAGCCATAGCAGTAGTACGGAATACCCAGGCGCTCGCACTCAGAGATGTTGCGCGAGATCTTGGAATCAAGATACGTGCCGTCCTGGACGCGCAAGATGGCGAAGTGAATGTTGGGCTTCACGGCCGCCCAGTCGATGTTGCCCTGCCATTCGGACACATCGATGATGGTGGGGAGAATACCTGCCATTACTCAGATGCCTCCTCTACCTTGGAGCCAATCACAGAGTTCTCAGGTTTCTGTTCGCCGTCTGCGGGCTCATCGAACATTGTCTTGATCTCTTCTGCCATTACTACTCCTTACCCTTGTCAGCCTCGACTACCCCATCCTCCGGGTTGCCGGTGCGAAACATAGACATGATCGGCGACAGGATACACATGATGGCGGCGGTTGCCAGAGATGCGATCGTGGGATCCTTGATTGTGCTGGATACAGTGATCGGCACGGCTACGATTGCGACAGACACAAGGCCCTGTATTATCGTCCTTGCCAGCCTCATCTCGGTGCTGTCGTCATTTAGGAACTTGTCGAGCATACGCTTTCCTTTCTAATCAGTTCCACCCATGTTAAGCACGATGAACCTGTCCTCGATCTTATCGATCCTATCGGAGTTATGATTCACCTTGCGAAACAATGTCTCACTGGAGCTTTCCAGCTTGGCAATCCTGGTATCCATATCATTCACGCGACCCTCGATTGACTTCACGCAATCTCTCGTCTCCTCGAGAATCTGTGTTTGGAAATCCATCTTCATTGATAGAGATCTTTCGTCCTTGGCGTCAGACTTAATTCGTATGATGGTTGTTGAGATGAGCGTTGCGAACGCGATCAACAGCGACCCTGATGCCATTAGCTGGTCGAACTCCATTACGATATCCTCCTGTAGAAAAGAAGTGCGATGTATTCTGGCATGAATGGCTCTTGCTCAGATTCAGATGTGCTGAGTGAGTTAGCATTATTCGGAAGATTTCCGGCTTCAATCATATTGCTTCCACCAGTCGATCCGACTGGATATCCGGAGCCGGCGGTGAGAACGTATTTACCTGATGTGATAGCTTCCCACTTTCCGCGGGTTAGCCTTGGATCAGATGACGTGTGCGTTACGATAACGCATCCTACTGGATACATGCGATCGAATGAACTCTCCTCGATCTCATGGATGATGTCGGGTAGTATCGACTCGATGTAGGATTCAACTATATCTTGGATCTTGCTTCCAAGCATTGCTCCGTCGGAGGCGGATTTCTCGCGCGTGGCGATCTCAACGACGCGCCTAAAGTTCGTATTGATCTTACGGCGGACCTGCTCATTGAGGCCACCGTCACTCGTCATGATCTCGGCTATGTCGTAGCTGCGCGCCATATTCCTCCTAGATATAAGGGAAGGCCCCGGGGACTCGGCAGACCCGGGGCCTTCTGAAGACTAGGATAGCACTGCGGCTTTTCAGGCTGTCAATAACCTAGCCACAGAGAATTAGGATAACACGACGCCAACCTTAAATCCATCGGGATCAGTAGCGGAGACGACATTTACCTTGACAACGGTCTCAATCGCAAGCATAGAACCTGATGGATCATAATCACTAAACATATTTGGAAACTCAAGTGGAAGGTTTTCTCCAAAAGATTCATAATCAACAGCATATGTGATTTCCGAGTATGCCATATTCGATGAGAACTGCGGTTTAGAACCACCATCTTCAAGGCTCTCACCAACCATCTTGAATAATGGTTTTCTTAAACCATGTTCGTCGGTTCGATGTGCTGAAGTATGGGCTGGGACATTCAGATTTGTTTTCCATTCAGTTTTGTCTGGAGTGCTTAGAATGTCAGCATCGTTTTGGTTCCATAGATGCATCTTATATTGAAGAATCTCAGTTGATATATCTTGAAACGGTAGTTTCAAGATTGTTCTTAAAGTACCGTAAGCATAGCTTACGTCAGCTATAAATCCGACCATGAAGCCATTCGTAACTAAGCCGATATATTTAACATCTGCTGCTCCTGAGATGGAAACTAAAGATTCGTAGTGATTCATAGCATCTTTTTTACCGTTAAATATAACTTCTGGATCTATAAGAAGTTGCGGTGGCGTCGACAGCTTCGTCGGCCATAAAAGATTCTCTGCCATACGTCGTCCTTAGAACGTGATCTGTACGTCTACCAAAGAGTCTAAGTCAGTATTCTTTTTTTGCAAATGGATGATGCGCCAAAAATGGCCGGGAGGACCGGAGTCGAAAATACCTTGAGGTTGCGAAAAAGGTATTCAGTCCT